GTGATCGATACACGTAACCCAGCGCGGCCGTCCAGGACGTTCTCCCGAAGCAGCGTCGCCCCTGCTCTGCAAGCGTGGTTGGACGAGGGCGGAACCGTTGAGGAATGGCTCAACGGGCGGACACCTCTGATCTCGTACGCCCGCATCTCTGCCGACCGTCTCGACGGCGACGCAATCGGTATCGGGCGGCAGCACAAGAACAACACCAGGAACGCAGAGCTGCATGACTGCGCGGTCGTCCTGCACTACGAGGACAACAACATCACCGCCGCCAAGCGTGAGGTCGAACGCCCCGCGTTCATACAGATGTGCCGAGACATCACGCACGGCAAGGAAGAGGAGACCGGGATACCGGTCAAGGGCTGCATAGCCGTCGAGCGGAAGCGCGTGTATCGCCTTCCCCGCGACTTCATCGCCTTCCAGGACGCGCTTGTCATGGTCGGTGACGGAATCTTCATCGATGACAAGACCAGCCTCGACCTGGTCAATGACGACGGCACGATCATCGCGGGCTTGGTCACGTCTGGAACCGGCGAGGCCGAGGTTAAGGACATCCGTAAGCGCACTGTGCGGAACGCCGCAGACCGAGCCGAAGAGGGCAAGGTCTATGGCGGCCCGCGCCGTTTCGGATGGCTCGGCGCGTCCAAGGACCCGTACCGGCTGGGGAACAAGCACAAGGACACAGTGGAGTGGCCGCACCTGATCGACATGATCAAGGCGCGCTATGCGGGGAGGTCGTGGCGCTTCATTACCCGCGAGATCAATAAGAAGGGGGTCCTCACCGCACGGGGTGGGCGATTCACTGAGCAGGCAGTCAAGGGCATCATCACCAATCCCGCTTGGTGGGGCGGTCGGATCCTCAACGGCGAGCTCGTGACCGACCGCACGACCGGTGAGCCGGTGATCGGCGAGTGGGACCATGCTGACGAAGAGATCGACGGCGTGGGGTACGAGACGTGGAAGAGCATCATGGCCGGTGTGAAGGCCAACCGCATGCACCGGGGCATGAAGCGGGATGAGGAGGCGCAGCAGACTGAAGAAGAGCTGCGCACCCGGACTTACCTGTACTCCGGAACCCTGCGGTGCGGACGCATCAACGACTTTGAAGAGATCTGCTACTCGAAGCTGTCGGGTAATAAGGCGACTGGGAAGAACGCCAAGTACGGCGACTACTACCGATGCGGAGACGTCAACTGCAAGGGCGTGGGTCGCAGGGTGGCGCCGGTAGACGAGTTCCTTGAAGGGCTGACGTTGGCCTATCTGGACAAGCACTTCGTCGGCACCAAGGTCAAGACGATCCCCTGGCGTGGCAAGGAGAAGCTCGCCAACCTCCGTAAGCAGCGCAGGGACATCAAGGACTCGGTCGCCACGGGCAGCGCGGACTGGAGCGATGTCCACGACCTGCTCATGAGGTTGAACAGGACTATCCAGACCCTGGAGAAGGAGGAGAAGGATCACCTGAAGGCGGAGTCCAAGAGGAACCTCCTGCGTGGGTGGAGCCGCGAGAAGTGGGGCCGAATGGAGTTGGATGAGAAGCGCGAGGTGATCGCGCAGGTCCTCACTGCGGTGGTTGTCCTTCCGGTGCCGGAAGGTGTCAGTGACAAGGCCCCATTCGACCCCAACCTGCTCAAGGTCTCGTGGCGTAAGGAAGCCCTCGCCGCCAAGGACAAGGAGGAGAAGGCCGTTACGAGTCCGGATCAAGACCCAGCAGGTGAGACAGCGCCAGTCGCTGCCTAGGACCCGGATCGGGAGCCGCAGCTAGCTCCTGACGCACCCAATCCTCCACCGAGACAGTTGCTCGACCATGCCAGGCCCCCGGCGCCGTGCCGGGGGCCTTCTCGTTCGCCAAAGGGCTTCCTTACCCGTGGCAGCTCCAATGTGCGCGGCCACCACGGCAGTTGTGAAATCAGCGCACCTCACGTCGGATGGGTTAGATCAATAAGGTCGACGTTGAGCTAGCTCTCTCCGAGCCCGCTGGCGATGGTCCAGAAGTCGACGGCCATCGACTCGGCGGTGTCGGTGGAGAAGCCAGCGGTGACAGCGGCTTGGCGGACCTCTGCCGCGCGGCCGATGATGTTCACGGCGTCTTGCACGGCAAGTCGGTAGGTCTCATCCCGCACCTTGTCGGTGATGTCGTCGCCAAGACTGCGCAAGTAGGCGGCGAAGTCGTCAGGGTCGGGCAGGGAATCAGCAGTCACAGTCTTCCTTTGCAATGACGTCAATGAGGGTGCGGGTGATGTACCCGGTCGTCCAGGAGATGAGGGCGAGCATCGCCCCGTAGAGGGTGAAGAGGATCAGCTCGTGGTTCGCGATGAACCACCATTCGACGGCGTCGAGCATCGGTTCCTATGGGCTGGTCATGTTGTTGATGGCGTGGTTGACGAAGCCTTCGCCGCGGCCGTCATAGGCGCTCTCTGCCATGCCGGCGGCGGAGTGCGATGAGACACCTCGGGCCTTGTTCTGCGCCTGTGCGCGCTCCTTGCCCTTCATGTCGACCTTGGAGTTCAGGCGCTCGGTGAGTCGATCGATGGCGCGTTGGAGACGCTTCTGCTCGGCGCTGCCATGTGCTGGAGTGCGGCCGTGGAGATAGGCGCCTTCGATGGCGGCTTGGTGGGTATCGGTCAGACCGCCTATGGCTTCGTCGATGTCCCAGATCGTGAGTGCCACGCTCTTCGGGTCGTTGGCGACCCTGATGAGGTCGTCCTTGCGGTTCGGGATGACTTCGCGGCCGTCCTCGCAGTAGTACGCGTGCTTGAGGACGTTGCGGATCTCGCGCGGGGTGTAGATCCACTCTGCGGTGTTGTACGTGTAGTGCAGGCGCTCGGCCTTACAGTGCTCTACGCCGATGTTCCGGAAGATGCTGTACAGAGCTGCGGGCTCGTAGCCTGCGAACCTGTCTCGGCTCTCCCAGTACTTGAGGAGGATGAACTGCTCGATGTCGTCGGCTTCGCAGTAGCTGTTCTCCCGGGCGAGCCGGGAAGCGGCCTTCTTCGCGGTGTCGATGATCTCGGGGTTGATCTGGGTCACTTGTAGCGTTCGCCCTCCACGATGAAAGATCCGTTGCGCTGTACGGGGATGAGGTGGGGTGTGACGGTCCTGCCGTCGACGTAGAACAGGCCGAATGCGAGTTGCCAGTTGGCGAGCCGGGCGGCGCCAAGGTAGGCCGCCTTTCGGACGTCCATGAGGTGGCCGAGCTCGACTCCAGTCAGGGTCTTGGAGGCGCCGATGCCGGAGGTCTCCGAGACGATTCCTGCGCGGTGGGTGTGGCCGATGACGGCGTTGCGCTGGATCTTGCGGGCCGCGTTGATGGCGGTGCCGCCCGCGTACCGGGCAAGAGAGATGCCTCGGGCGTGGCCGTGCAGGGCGGTCCAGTCGGGGGCGAAGTCGTAACTCACGGGCTCGAAGTCGATGTTGTAGTCATCGAGGCCGAGGAGTTTGTCCTCGCGGAATGTCTCCTCGTCGTAGAGGGCCGGTGCTCGGTCGGACAGGTATTTCAGGGGCCGTTCACCGTGGTTGGAGCCGAGCAAGGTGTACTTGCCGTCGTAGCCCTTGCGGATCGGTTCGATGTGGTTCTTGCGGGTGTAGTCCGCCTCTTGCCGGACGCTCATGCCGTACTCGGCGCGCTTGCCGGCCGACCATCGGGCGGGTGCCGTGTAGTCGGTGATATCGCCGATGTTGATCACTTCGTCGGGCTGGAAGTCGTGGACGAAGGTGATGAGCGCACGGTTGGCTTGCCGGTGCTCAAGCGGCATCTGGAGGTCGGATATCAGGACGATGCGCTTCACACGGCCTCCAGGAGTTCGATCTCTCGCTGGATGCAGACCAGGGCCTTGTTGAGGTCCTGGAGCTCGTCGTCCTTGCGTCCTGCGCGGGCGATGTACTTGATCGCCGACCCGCGGTTGAAGGGCAGGTGCTCGGCTATGTCGCGGACTTCGGCGCCGTTGGGGAAGCGGTAGTGCGAGGGGCGGTTCACCGGGTCATGCCCTTCACCTGGGCTGACCCGACGGTCTGACTTGTCGACGTTCCAGTCGATGAGGTCCATCTCCTTTTCGTAGAGGGTGACTTCGATACCGCTGAGCAGCTTCACAACCCATGCGGTTCCGTCGTGGGGGTCCTTGTAGTCCGCCTTCACGAGGGTTCCGTGCGCTCCCTTATGCAGTGCACATTCGGGGTAGACGGATTCGTTGACCGCTATCCAGTCGCCCACGGTGAATTCCGACATCTTCAGAACCCCGCCTTCCCAGTGAGTGCTTCCTTGCCGTGCTCGCGGTAGAACTCATTGACGTCCTGGCGGCTCGGCATTTGCACGGTGGTGGCGTGCTCATTTTTCTCGTTGATGGTGTCGGCGAGTTTGAGTCCAGCCTCGTCGCCGTCAGCCAATGTGACGACTTCCGGGTATCCGCGAATGAGTCGGTTGAATATTTTGTGCCAGCTCTGCGCGCCCGCGACGCCGATGGCGGGAATTCCGCATTGCCAGGCGGTGATGGTGTCGATCTCGCCTTCGCAGATGGCGAGGCGGGGGACGTGGAGGGTGAGGGCCAGGATGTTGAAGATCTTGGAGTCGTCCCCGGGCTCCCTGGTGTACTTGCTGTGGCCCAGGTCCTTGCACTGGTGGTCGGCTATGCAGCGGTAGCGGATCGCTACGGTGCCCTGCTTGTTGATGTAGGGGATGGCGAGCATTCCGGCGTAGCGTTCATGCCCCGATAGAGGGTTTGCGACGTACCCGAGTTGAAAGTATTGAGCGCTGTCCTGCGACAGGCCCCGACTCTTCAAATACTCTGCGGCGGGCGTACCTGCCTTGAGTTGACGGTGATAGGCCGTAGCCGCCTGATCCAAAAAGGCGATTCGCTGTCTCGACGGCGGCGAGAAAGTCACACCGTTCCTCTTCCATGATGATGCCCCAGCTGTCGAAGTTGAAATCGCAGCCGTGACAGTAGATGACGTGCTCGTCGATGTTTATTGATGCGCTGGCATTTCGGTCTTCATGGGCCGGACATTTGCAGGGCTGCCAGGATCCGCTGTCACGCCGGGGCGTTTCCCAGTCGGGGAAGTAGTGTTTGAGGACTTCCACGATGGGGGGCTTTTCACTGGGAGTAGTAGGCATGGAGAAGTCGCTGGGCGAAGCTGCCGGGGAAGATCCAGGCGGCTTCGTGCGTGGGCGCTTCGTGGCGCTTGTAAACGACGCAGGTCTCGTCGGCTGTGCCGTTGTTGGCGGCCTGGGCGAGAGCCTCGTCGAGGTGCTTCCACATCTGGATGCGGTCGACGGCCTTGCACTGGCAGGTGCAGGGGATGCCGCCGATGTCACCGCGGTCATGGGATCCGTAGATCGCGCCGTTGCGCTTGGCCTCGGCGAAGCCGAGATGTCTCCACTCGCGTGCGACCGCGTTCTCCCAGTTGCGGCCACGCGCCTTTACGGCGGCCCCGTTGGGCTTGGCCAGCTTGCGGGGCTTGTTAGCCACTGATGAGCATCCTCTCCGGCTGCCAGTTCAAGCGGGCGTGTGTGAAGCCGGAGGCGTCCGCCTTTCCGCCCCTGTTCTTCACGTTGGAGACCCGTAGGTCGTAGCCCTCGAACTCCGTGCCGCCACGGTGGAGGGTGAGGATGACCTCGGGGACGCGGCCGACTTGCCCCTTGATCCCCGAGAGGGGGATGGGGTTCATGCCGTCGTTGTAGACGCCGGTGACGTGGTGCAGAAGGACGACTGCGCTCTCGGTCCTGCGTGCCAACTCGTGGAAGAAGCCGCAGAGTTCATCAAGGCCGGCGTGCCCCTCTCCCATCTCGGGAGCATCGACGTTGGTCACGTTGTCGACGATCGTGAGTGCTGGCCAGCCGTAGATCATGGCGTAGGCGATGAGGGATTCCTCGATCTCGTCCAGGCTTGGCGCGGCGTCGAAGTTCCATCGGATGTCAGAGTGTCGGGCCAGGGCGGCATCGAGTGTTTCGGTCTGCTGGTGCTGGATGGCGTTCTCCACGTCGCCCGTCGTCCAGCCGGTGACATTCGCCGCGCTGCGTACGTACTGGGTGAATGGATCGCTGTCCGCCGAGAAGTAGAAGACCGGCGAGCGGCTGCGGAGGGCGAGGTTGAGCGCGAACGCCGACTTCCCTGTTCCCGGTCCAGCGGCGATCAGGTGGAGTTGGCCTTGTCGGAAGGTCACTCCGAGTTCGTCGAGGCCCTTGAACACGGTGGGGATGGGTTCGCCTGCGCTGCCTCGCTTATGGAGTGCCTGTGTGAGGGTGAGGATGGGTGACCTTCCCGGGGTCGGTAGCCGGTCCTGGCATGAGTCCAGGCGGCCACCGACTCCCGTACAGACTTGAGTTATTAGGACAAGAAAAGGCGGCCGAGAGCTACCAGGGCGCGGGGCCAGCTGACTCCTGCGGAGAGCCCCAGCCGCCAGTGCCGCCCTGCCAGGAGTTCGGCGCCTGCGGCTGCGGTTCCTGGGAGGACTGAGTCGGCAGCGCCCTGGTGGGCTTGGTGTATTCGGCGACGTAGACCTTGGGCGGCACGTTGCCACCGGTGGCCTGGCCGTGACGGGCGAAGGTCAGCTTCAGGAAGGCACCGGCCTGCGGCTGCTCGGCAGTTTCCCCGGCCCGGCGCATGGCGTCGCCGATGGCGGTGGTCATCCTCCAGCCGGAGACGTACAGGGAGCGGCGGCCGTCGTCGCCGTCGCCGAGGCTCTGGTCGGTGGCGAGGATGATGCGGACCTGCATCACCGGGTTGCCCTTGCTGTCGAGCTTGGGGGTGTCCTTCTTGTACTCGTTGACGGGGAAGGGGTTGCCTACCTCTTCGACGTAACCGGCAACGGAGTCACCGGGGTTGGTGAACTTGACATACTGGGAGGGGGCGGAGGGGGCGAAGAAGTTCAAGCCTGGTCCTTTGGTCGGCTACTTGCTGGTGGTTGAGATGACGGTGGCGCCGAGCTCGCCGATGGTGAAGGCGGCCTGAGCGTGGCCGAGTAGGTCGGCGTATCGAGGGGCGGCTTGGGCGAATGCCTCCACGTTGGGGCCCACCGTCATGGGGGTCTCACCGTGGAAGGTCACTTCGATGTTCGGGGCTGGTCGGAAGGTGCAGGAGAAGCCTGCTGGGGTGTTCACCGGTCAGTTTCCCTTCGCCTTGCAGTGCTTCCACACGCCACAAGTGGCGCAGTGGTCACCGGGGTTGGCCAGATAGACCCCGTTGCGTTCTGCGGCATCCATGGCCGCGTACTGCCGTTCGAGCCAGTGCTGGTCGATGGTGGTCAGGTCGATGGGGTCAGTAGGTCCTCCTGGTTTCGGCGAGCGCCCCTTGCGGGCGCACATGAAGTAGTCGCCCCAGGTGATGTCGACCTGGTACTGCTCCCAGATGGCACGTCGGTAGAGGGCGAGTTGGAGAGCGGACGACTGCTTCTTGGTGCCGGTCTTGATGTCGCGGACGGACAAGCCGTAGGGCGTCTGCACTACTTGGTCGATGTAGCCGCGCATGGGAACTTGCCCGAGCTGGATGGTGAACTCGAGCTCGATGGCCAACTGGCCGTCGGGAGTTGTCCAGATGGTCTCTCCGGACTGCTCGGCGTAGGTGACGTAGTCGAGCACCTGGTGCTCGCCGAGGTCTCTTCGGTCGGCAAGGTCCTTGGTTCCGGACTTGAAGCCGCCAGTCATCCACCGGTTGGTGTCGCTCTGGACCGTCAGGCCGGCGGCGAGTTCCTCCTCCCACTTCTGGTGGTAGTGGGCAACGACCGCGGCCGGGGAAATACTTCGGCCGGATCGCTCATATGCCTCGACTCCGCTGTGGACCGCGGTGCCTTGAATGAACCATCCGGCCGGATCAGAGGGTCTCTTCTCGACCCTCGCCAGTCTGTACGCCTCGCCGCACTGGGCGAACTGGTTGTATTGACTGTGGCTACGCGGCTTTGGCGCGCTGGTATACGTCGGCAAACCTATCGCCTCCACTCACGGGCATGTACTCGTACCCGCTGAGCCGGGTTGTCCCTACGAACGTGAAACCTTCTGGGATAACTGCTTTGTGCTTGGCATGCTGCCTTTCATCGGTCTTCTCGCAGTGGTAGTGCACTATGTGCTCGCCCTCGCTGTGCTCCATCAGCAGGACCATGCCCGAGAGCGCGGTCATTCCACCCAAGATGCGGGTGACCATTGGAGTCAGGTCGAGCAGGGCTTCATAGCACATGGCTACCGTTGCGGTCGTAGTCACTACTACTATCTCGGCTTTCGATTACGGGCCGTCGAGGCCCTTGGATGAAACTGAGATGGGGCAGAAGTCCACCAGAACTCTGATGGTGACCCTATGCAGGCGTTAAGACGCCGTCAATTTTGTATCGGTTGCCTGATTTCTCCTTTTCACGAGGCGAAAAAGCAGCCTCACGTTTCACGTGACGCAAAGAGCGGGCCTCAAGGCAAGTCATTTTTCACGTGGCAAAAAACGGGACGATGTAAGGGTCTGGGCGTTTTAGGGTGCTTACGAAGTCCCTACGCGAGATGTGGAGTAAGCGACGATGCGCGCGATCGTGATGCAGCAGTCCGGCGGCCCTGAAGTCCTGGAGGTGGCCGAGGTTCCTGAGCCGGAGCCGCGCGGCGGTCACCACCTGGTGGAGGTGGCCAAGGCGGGGGTCAACTTCGCTGACATCCACTACCGCGAGGACTCCTACCTGGCGCCGGTCAAGTTCCCGGCGATCCCCGGACAGGAGTTGGTGGGACGCACGCGGGACGGGCGCCGCGTCGTCGCCTTGTGCCAGGGCGGGGCGTACGCAGAGGTTGCCCTCACGCACCGCAGGACGACGTGGGAGATCCCTGAGAACGTCAGCGACGACCAGGCCGTTGCGCTCGCCCTCCAGGGCAACAGTGCCTACCACCTGCTGATCACGACCCTCGGCCTTGAGCCGGGCGATTCGGTGCTCATTCCCGCCGCGGCTGGCGGAGTTGGATCGCTCGCCGTACAGATCGCCAAGCTGGAGGGGGCCAAGGTCGTAGCGATGGCAAGCAGTGAGGAGAAGAGGACCCTTGCCCGGGAGCTCGGTGCTGACGCAGTCGTCGACTCCTCGTTCACCGATGGCCTCGCAGAGCGCATCGTCGCTGCGAATGGCGGGCCGGTGAAGAAGGCGCTCGAGATGACAGGCGGAGCGACCTTCGACGCGACTTTGGACGCCTTGGCGCCCCGTGGGCGGATGGCGGTCTTCGGCTGCGCCTCGGGTGAGCGGCCCAGTGTCCCGGTAGAGGCCCTGACTCAGGGGTCGAAGGGAGTCTTCGGCTTCTGGCTCCCCAACCTGTACGCGGACCGATACGCCCTCCGCGACTCGATGGCGAAGCTCTTCACCGCGACGGCGAGCGGCCACATCCAGCCCGTGACCAGCACGTCCTATGCCCTCGAAGATGCCCGCACCGCGCATGCCGACCTCGCTGCCCGTCGCACAACCGGCAAGGTCACGATTACTCCAACTCGGTAGTAACCTCACTTGTCGGGCCCACTGGGACAACAGGGCTAAAGACCGTACAGAGCTCGGCATGCCCTGGGAGAAGGCATGGTGAGCCTGCGAGGGGAACGCAGATGAGCACCGCCACAGGTAAGACGGACTCGGCGCCGAAGGGCACTGTTCACGGGGGGAGGGTCTTCGAGGTAGTCGCCGCTTTCACCAGGCTCGGCGGAGACGTCCACTCCCTCAAAGACATATCCGAAGAGGCAGGTCTCAACGAGGCCACGGCGTACCGGATCATCCAGTCAGGGCTACCGGCCGAGGCTTTCGAGCAGGTGGACAGAGGCCGCTACCGGCTTGGCTCGGGTTCGACCCGAATCGCCATCGAGGCGCTGTCGCACTCTCCTGACCCGGCGACGATGCACGCAGTGCTGGACGAGCTGCACCAGACCACGGGGTGGCTGGCTGCGTATTACCGGGTGATGGGGTCCAAGCGGCTGTGTTTGGACTACGCGATCGGGGACTTCGACCCCCGCCGGATCGATCTCGACCCGGCCGAGCTCACGTCGGTCAGCAGGTCCTTGCGCACCGGAGCGTCCGGGCGGGCCATTCTTGCGCACCTGCCTCAATCCGTACGGGACAGAGTCCTTGCCGAGCCAGTCCCCGAGGGGGTGGGCCCTGGGGTTATCCGCGACAACGCACAGCTTGTTGCGTCGCTGGAGGACATTCGTGAACGGGGCTATGCCGTTGGCCGGCAGGAGTGCATGCCCGGCTGGGACTCGGTTGCGGTCCCAGTGTGCTGGGGCGACACCATTCAGGGTTCGGCTCTCTTGCTTGTGCTTGCTGACCAGATGCCGACCGATCCCACTCGTTTCATTGACGCGACCGTGAGGGCCGCTACACAGCTGAGCCGACTGGTGTCGATGTCGCCCGTGACCTAGCTGATCCGATTGGTGAACGAGCCGCTGCCCGGCATCGGGAAAGCGGCTCGCTCATCATCGCTTCCGTGTCATGCGGTAAAGATCAACGGTCTCGGCTGGTAGCTCCACATCCTTGGGGAGCAGCACTACCAGGTCGCCATGCTCGGGGATCCGGGTCACGTAGACCCATCCGCCGCTCTGGTCATAGTGAAGTGTTCGGCTCTTCAGGCTGGCGATCCAGCTTTCGTGCTCAGCTTCTTCTTCGGCAGTCAGGGTGTGGTATTCAAGCTGCGCTCTCAGATGCAATCGCAGAGCGCGGGCGGGCCGTGGGTTACTGAGGTGCTTGGGCAAGACGTCCCACGGCATGATGGCGCGGTAGTCAATCTTGCCCTCTTTGTACGGCGCGAGCGCATGACTGACTGCGGACTCGGAGACCCCATAGGCGTCTGCGATCTCCTTCTGGGTCTTATAAGTCCCCTTCGCTAGGAGGCGGAAGATCTCGCTGGCGGTGGGAAGGGTACTTGGTCGGCCAGGGCCCGGCATAGAATTTCTCCTTGTTCAAGATAGGCAGGTTTTGCAAGTGATTCTCTTCCCTCACCAGAGAAACTGATTACCGCGAGTGGTCGACTGTCCGGCTATCTCTCTGTCTACTGGCATGAGGGCCCCTGTGAATTGAGGGCCGCACTTGATGAGGATCGGCTCGTTGTGTGAGGTGATCCTCATGTCCAGCAGTGGACTTGTGCCTCTCGGCGTCTTGATCTTCCCGAACCTCGACAGGAGCGCCGGGTCGAGTGCCAGCAGCTCCGGGACGTCAGGCTCCTTCCGGTCCAGTTGCTCCAGAAGGTCGTGACAGAGGTCCCAGATCGACCGGTCGTACTTCAGGCTGCTCGTCCGGTTGGGGATGACCTCCTGCACCGGAGTCTGGACTCCCGAGGCGATGAGTCCCTTGTCTTCGGGGATCACGATCCTCAACTCGCCCTTGCACGCCCGGCCCAGCTTGTCGAGGCTGGACAGGTCCGCTCTGGTGAGTTCGACAGCAACGGGCTCTCCCTCACCTTGTGTGGGGCCAAGGCTGGGGCGCCCAATCGCGTACGTGTCTGTGGCGAGCAAGAACGTCTCGCTGGCCACGTACAGCATGGCGGCCGGTACTACTGACCGGGCGGGGGTGAACGCCAACGCATTGTGTGCGGCTCGGGCGAATTCCTCCCCGTCTACTGTGAATGTGCTCAAGCTCCTCCAGTCATGGAATGCCTTCGATGGGGTCCACTGCCGCGTTGTTGCGGCGGTAGACCTGCTGGGGGATCTCATCCCACTCAGCTCGCTTATGGCGGATGCGATCAGCGTCTGGTCGCAGCGCCGGCCTGCTGGCGGAGAACGCTCGGTTCCCCTCCCGGATCTGCCGCCGCTTGTTGCGCCACTTCTCTCGTTCGCGCTGCTTGCTGCTCACCTTGGGTCCTCGGTGTTCTGCCTGAGAGTCTGGCGCGTCCTCCCGATCGCTCGCCGGGAAGGCCCGCAAGAGTCTCAGGGCGTTCTTCTCCCACCGGCCTGCCCGCAGTGCTGCGGCTCTGGACGCTTTCCTCCCCTCCCGCTCCCCGACTCCGGTGCGATGGAAGCGCCCGCACTGGGCATCCGGCAGTACCGGCGGAGTCAGGTCTTGGTCGACGGTGAAGGTCGTACATCACGCAGCGCCGCAGTCCGCGGGCTGGCTGGTGGCGATGCCGAGATCGTCGGCATCGGTGGTTTGGGTGGGGCCTCCCTCGCTCTCGGGGCGGCCTCCGGGTCAAGCTCTTCGGATGTCAATTCCCAGGGAGCCTGGGATGCCACGGGCACTCGGGGCGCGGCGGCATGAACGACATTACTCAAGTCTGTACGTATCGGCAAACGAGGGCAGTGTGACGACGATCACCAGCCCATAAGCGTCTCGGTTTGAGAGCGAGACACCGCCTCCAAGGATGAGAGAGCAGCTCGCGCACGCACACTTCTCTTGCATATAAGCAAGAGAGAGCTGCCAATCATTAGATTACCGAGCACGTCAGTGCTCGGCTTAACCTTCCAAACTCTTCCAGTTTGGAAACCAAGACACCCCGCAGGGTTGAGCTCCCTTGAACGGTTGATGCGCCCCTGCGGGGCTTCCCTTCCCCCGGACGAGATTTCATCACGTCGAATGAGGCTGTGCGGTCTGGTCTCGTTCGGGGGCGGATACCCGAGGAAATTGATTGCCCAGAGCCCGCCAGATCTGCTTCCGCTCCGGATGCCCCAAGGTTGCCGTCAGATCTGGCGCCTGCCTCGAACACGTCCCCAAGGTTGTCGACCACCGGCAGCCATGGGCCAGGAAGTCCAAACGAAATGAGCACCGCTCCGCAGGCTGGACGCGGCTACGACGGACCATCCTCCGTCGCGATAACCGCACTTGCTACCTGTGTGGAGACCCGAAGGCATCCGAGGTCGACCACATCATCCCCGTCGCCTTCGGCGGCACCGACGAACCTATGAACCTGGCCGCCTGCTGCCGCACTTGCCATCAGCTGAAGACCGCACGCGAGGCGCAACGCGGCCGATACGGGCGCTGACTTATCTAACTCAAGGAGTTGCATGGCTGGAAGGGGTGTGCCGCCTAAGGAGAACGCGGTACGTCGCAACAAGCACATGGAAGCTCCCCTAACCGGCGAAGGCTCCAGCATCGTCCCGGAGCTGGACAACGCAGAGCGGTATCTCCCCCAGGTTCAAGAGTGGTGGGAGACCTGGCGTCACTCGGCGCAGGCCGAGCAATTCCTTCCCACTGATGTCCAGCGCCTTAAGGTGCTCGTCCTCCTGGTCCAGCGCATCTACGAGATGGATGGCGCAGACCTCAAAGCCTATGCCGAACTCCGGCAGCAGGAATCCCTCCTTGGCGGCACAGTGCTCGATCGGCAACGGCTCCGCATGAAGGTGAAGAAGGACAGCGAGACATCGACCGGAGATGACGTCCTGGACGACCTGATTGGATAAGTAAAGACGGGGTGAGACTGTGCCGCAGACGGGCAATATCCCGGCACACGAGCCCGACCTCACCCTCGGGCATCACATTCTCGCCTGGGCCGAGCGTTACATCGTGCAGCCCGACGGGGAGTTCGCGGGCCAGGCGTGGCGGTTCACCGACGAGCAGAAGCACTTCATCAAGTGGCTCTACGCTCTGAACCCAGACGGCACATGGGTCTACTCGGAAGCAACTCTGCGCCGTGCCAAGGGATTCGGCAAGACGCCGTTGTTGGCGTCCTTGGCGATCATTGAGTTCATCGGCCCCTGCCGTTGGTCGGGCATCGTCAAGACCGCGAAGGACGGGACGAAAATCCCGGTGGGCAGACCCGTCCACCTGCCGCTTGTCCAGCTGGCAGCAACGTCGCTGGATCAGACGGCCCAGACGATGGACATGATCCGCGGCATGCTGTCGGAGTCGCCGGCCGAGCGGCAATACGACATCGACATCAGCAAGACGATGATCCAGTTCCGGGGGAATCGGCCCGGGAAGATCACTCCGGTCACCTCTTCGACACGGGGAAATGAAGGGGCCCGGCCGACCATGGTCGTGTGCGACGAATCGCACCACTGGGTGGATTCCACAGGCGGGCCGAAATTCTATAAGACGTTGCAGCGCAACACGAACAAGACCCTTTCCCAGGGCTCCCGTTGCATTCAGACGACGAACGCGTACGACCCCAACGAGGAGAGCGTCGCACAGTCGACGCACGACGCCGTACTGAACGGCAATCCGTTCATCCTCTACGACTGCCGTGAAGCCGATCCCAACATCGACCTGAAGGATCCCGACGCGGTCCGGGCTGGCCTCGTCGAGGCTTATGGGGACTCCTGGTGGGCCCCCATTGACCAACTCGTCAACGTCATCGTCTACGGAACCAACGCCGCCCACGACTACCGGTTCTACCTGAACAACATCGCAGAATCAGCGGACACCTGGATGAGCAAGGCCGAGTGGGAAGCCTGCTATACCGACGACGACCCCGTGCTCCCCGGCGACCAGATATCCATCGGTTTCGACGGAAGTCTCTTCAACGATGCGACTGGGGCCGTGGGTTGCAGACTCCGCGATGGCCGACTCTTCACCCTGGGCGTCTGGGAGAAGCCCGAAAACGCCGGGCCTGATTGGGAAGTTGATGTCCTGGCCGTTGAGGCCGTGATTCAGCAAGCCTTCACGACCTACCAGGTGGAGTGGATGTACGCCGACCCACCGTATTGGCAAGAGGCCATCGGGCGCTGGTCTCTCGCCTACGGCGACGACAAGGTCTTCGAGTACTGGACCTCTAAATCCTCGCGCATGGTCAACGCCATCGAGCGATTCCGGACCGCGGCCACAACCCGGGATCTCAGCCACTCAGACCGGTCAAAGCTGACTCGCCATGTTCTCAATGCAGTTGCCCGGGAAGTGCCGCAAGGCACTCTCATCCGAAAAGACAGCCCCAAGTCGAAGCGCAAGATAGACCTCGCCGTCGCAGCAGTCTTGGCATTCGAGGGGAGAGCAGACGCTATCGCCGATGGGCGCTTGAACAGGAGAAGGAGGCGCGTAGTTGGATTTGGATAAGATAGGTAGCACTTTCTCCACGCCGTCGACACCATCCGAGTGGATCGACTACCTACACGGGAAGCTCGGCAAACGTCTGCCCCTCATCCGCAAGTACGCGGACTACTACGAGGGCCGACAGGCGACCATGCCCTTCAGCCAGAACCTCTACAGCACCGCCTTCGGTGACGCGTTCCGCGAATGGTCCGACAACTTCTGTGCCCTGATCGTTGACGCGGTCCTGGAACGCATGAAGGTCATCGGATTCCGACTCACCGACGACCCCGAGGCAGACGCCGACGCGCACGACATATGGATGCGCAACAACATGCCCATCCAGTCGAACGCGGCGCACCTGGACGCCATGATCCATGGCGAGGCGTACGCCATCGTGTGGGCCGGCCTCGACGGAGAGCCGGTGATCTCGTGTGAGTCCGCGGAGCAGGTAGTCGTGCAGTACCGGCCGGGAAGCCGAACTGAGCTGGAGGCCGCGGCCAAGTTCTTCCGCGACGACTTCGGCCGCGAGTACGTCTCGCTGTGGACCGACGAGTACACCTACACCTCCTTTAGCGACGGCCAGGGCTGGCACGAACCGGTACGCGGACCGAACCCCCTCGGCGTCGTCCCGGTCGTGCCGATCAGCAACCGGGCCCGGCTGACCGGCGATTCGACCTCCGATCTGGCCAGCGTCATTCCCTTGCAGGACGCGATCAACAAGACGGCCACCGACGCTCTCGTGGCGAGCGAGATGGCCGCCTTCCCCGCCCGCTTCGTCACGGGCCTGGAAATTCTTGAGGACGAGAACGGCCGCCCCATCGAGCCGTTCCGCATCGCGATCGACAAGGTCCTCCAGGCCGAGGACCCCAACGCCAAGTTCGGGCAGTTCGCAGCGGCCGACTTGAGCAACTACCGCGTGCTGATCGACCTGTTGACCATGCACCTGGCCAGCCTCGCCCGCCTCCCCTATCACTACATGATCGACTCCGGCGGGCAGCCCGCCACCGGCGAAGGCGCGGAGGCCGCTGAATACGGGCTGGTCGCCAAGGCCCACGAGAGGATCCTGCACTTCGGACGCGCCTGGGTGGAAGTGATCCGCCTGTGCTTCCGAGTGAAGGGTGATCCCCGCGCCGACGCTCACGCCGCAGAAGTGATCTGGGCCGACGTCGAGAACCGTTCCGAGGCCCAACACATGGACTCTTTGGTCAAGTTGAAGGCGCTGGGCGTTCCCGTGGAAGTGCTCTGGGAGCGGGCCGGGTTCACACCGGCCGAGATCGAACGCTTCCCTGCCCTCCTGGCCGCCCAGGAAGAACTGATCAAGAAATACCCGGCCGCCGTCGCCTCCAGCCCCTCGGCGCCCGACGCAGCCGACATGGCCACGACCGCGCCCCAGGGCAACGCCAGCAATGCCGCTCGCAAGATCGCGGGCGACGACGCGAACCGACGCTGAAGAAGCGTCTCCTCCCCTCACCTGCCCTGCAACGGGGCCCCTCTCCGAAACGGAATGAACCACCATGAGCGACACGCCCCACGCCGACGCGCCGCAGCCGACCAGCACTCCTCACGACGGCGAGGACCAGGACGTCACCGTCGACCAGCTCAAGGCCGAAGTCGACAAGTGGCGAGCGATGAGCCGCAAGAACGAGAAGTCGTTCAAGGACGCATCCCGCGAGCTTGACCAGGCCCGCCAGGCCGCGATGAGCGATCAGGACAAGGCGCTGGAGCAGGCCCGCCAGGAAGCTCGAACGAGTGCTCTGGCGGAGGCCGGCGAGCGTATCGCCATGGCAGAACTGCGCGCTCAGGCCGCGCAGAACGGCGTATCACTGCCCGGCGCGGAGTTCCTGAACCTGCGCCGCTTCGTGGACGCCGACGGCAGTGCTGACGCCGAGGCCATCACGGCATTCGTCTCCGCTCTCCCCACCACAAATCCCGCCCCCGCATACCGGCAGGACCTCGGCCTTGGCCGCCAGCAGTCCGGCAGCGCGGGGCAGCTCACCCGTACCGACCTCGCCCGCATGAACGCCAAACAGATCAATGCCGCCCGTGAAGCCGGGCGCCTGAACGACCTCATGCACGGCGGGCTCTGATCGAAAGGCCCTCTGTGGTTTTCTACGCCGACAACGGCGCCCGGCTGACCGAGGGCGTGAAGGGCACCTTCACGCCCGAGATTTGGGAAGCCAAGCTGCTCCAGGATCTTGAGGAGCAGACCGTCTTCGCCTCTCCTCGGATCTGCAACACCGAGTACGAGGGCGAGTTCCACAAGGGCGGCGACACCGTCCGCATCCCGCACTTCGTCGACACGGTCGAGGACAAGGGCCTGGTCAAGGCGTACGGCGAGATCGGCTCGGCCGACCATGCGCAGCTTGAGTACATGCGCATGACCGTGCAGAAGGGCTCGTCTTTCCATCTGGAGATCGACAGCCTGGACCAGTTCTTCACTCAGCCCGGCATCGACAAGTTCAGCAACTTGATCCGCCAGCGTGCCCGTAAGACCGCTCATGCTCTCGACAAGCTCGTGGCAAGGACGATCAACCATGCGACCGCCAACGGCAAGGACTTCAACTCTGTCGAGGACGAGTCACAGGCCGCACAGATGAAGGATCTGGAGGGCGGCCCGATCGACGAGTTCGACGCCATCGACCTTGCCGACCCGAAGGCGGTCTACAACACGGTGGTGGACCTGATGGAGGAGCTTGACGTCCGTAGCGTTCCGGCTGAGCGGTGGCTCATGGTCTCCCCGAAGGTCCGCAGCTCCATCCTGAAGTCCGACATGTTCATCGACGCCAGCAAGCTCGGCCATGCCGTCATCCCGAATGGCAACATCGGAGAGATTCTCGGCGTCCCCGTCTACGTCACCAGCGCCCTGGGCAGCCACACCCGCCCGGACCGCAAGAAGCACCCTCTGATCAACCCGGCACACACCGAGGGCTCCGGCATCGACATGGTGATGGGCGCGACCAACGCGGTCTCCGTCGTCACGCCGATGGCGCAGATGGACACCTACAAGCCGGAGAAGAAGTTCACCGACGCGGTGAAGTCCCGGCTCTACTACGACGCCAAGGTCATGCGGCCGGAACAGATGCTGATCGTTGCGTCCAAGCCGAAGCCCGAGGTCCCCAAGACGAAGGCGGCCAAGACTGCGTGACTCTCAGCCTTGCCAGCGTCGAGGACGTAGCGGCACGGCTGGGCCGGGCAGTGACGGACGACGAGGAACCCCGCATCAAGGCGTTCCTCGATGACGTGTCCGCCCTGGTGGTCGATCACTGCGGCACCGACTTCCAGCCTCGCGATGACCTCCTGGCCGTCATCGACACAACGGCCGCGGGGACCGAACTGGCGCTACCCCGTGCATTGACGCCCGCCTACGCAATCGACGAAGTCCGCTGGCCGTCCGGAGAACTGGTCGACGGCTGGACCTTCGATGGCATCTCACTGTGGCGCGTGTACGGCTGGCTTCCACCAGACGGCACCGCTGACCGACACGTCACCGTGCGCGGCGTCTACGGCTACCGGACCGTTCCACACTCCGTGAAGGCAGTGGTCTGCGCCGAAGTGATTCGGTGGCTGGCCGTCCAGCCCGGCGTGCAGATGGAACGCGTCGGTGACCTGGAGATCTCCTACGGGGCCTCGGCCCCCACCCAGGGCCTTTCCGCAGCAGCCCGCGATGCACTGCGGCGCTACCGGCGCACCGTGATCTCCCGAGAAGTGCGGAGGCCCGCCCATGCGCTTTGAGGATCTCCTCGAAATATGGCGGGCCCCGATCGTGCAGGACGGCTACAGCCGTCGCCGCGACTGGGACAACGCACGAAGGATCTGGTCGGGGCCGGCCAGCGTGCAGCCCTACCGGGCATACGAGGATCGCGACCCGTCCAATGAGACGGCAAGCACGATGCTCAACGCCTATCTGCCGCCCTCGGCCGAGCCGGACTCCGCTGACCGCGTCCTCTATAACGGGGCCTGGTACGACGTGCTGTCCGAGCCTGCTCGCTGGGACAAGGGCCGACTGCCACACGTGGTGGTCCGCCTGTGGGGGGTGACGCACTGAGCAAGCCGCACTACGAGATCCAGTGGGACCAGCGCGCGATGCTGCGTCTCGAGGGATCCACCCAGGCGGCGGCCGAGGTCGAGAAGTCCACCCTGCGGATCGCCCGTCGCTACCGCGCGATGCTCGCGCGCTACAACCGCAAGCGCCCGCACGGCAACCGAACCGCGGCTGCCATCAACGTCCGCACAACGATCGTCTGGCACGACGGCAAGCCCGTCGGCCTGATCATCCCGGACGCCGACGTGCCGGGCGGTGCGGCGCACGCGATGCACCTGGAATACGGGACCAGCAAGACACCAGCGCGCCACACGCTGCGGGACGCGGTGATACGAGAGCGCACCACCCATGCGCCTTGATCCCACTGCGGTCCTGCACGCCGCCCTCCATGAATGCTCCCTCTTCAAGGGGGTGTTGATATCCGCGACTCTGGTCGATCGAGTGAAGGGCCAGCCGTCGATCATCCTCGACGGCACCGGCGGATACCGCGTCGTACGTCACCGTGCCGACCGCGCCGACTTCACGATCAACACCTACCACCGGACCCTGTCCGAAGCCGCCGAGCTGGCTTTCACTCTGCGGGAACACCTCCTCGAGGACCTGCCGGGAAGCGTGGCAAGCGGCGGGCTCATCCTCGACGTCCTTGAGGTCAGCAGCCCGTTCTTCCTCCCCGATAAGTCCTCCGGCGAGTACCGCTACGCCGCAGACGTCGCCCTCTATCTCACCGAGGCATCCCATTGACGGCGCTGCCCGTGCACCCCGCACTTCGCGTTACTCGGGGTGGACTGAGGGAGTCGTGAGGCAGCGCAGGGGGCCGTGCCGCCCATCAGTAACCCACCCCACCTCGGGGTGTGCCGAACGGGGTTGGAAGCCCGCACGGCCCCCTATTCCCTCATCCATGAGCGGCCACTTCGCGAAGGTGGCCGCTCTGTCACATCCTCCGACTTGAAGGACAACGCCCGCCTATGGCCGCAACCGGCAATGATGCCAAGCAGATCCGCTTCGCTCCGAAGGGCGAGGTCTCCGTCCACTTCGGCGCACTGTCCGCCGATGGCCTGCCGCAGGGAGTCGACGACGACCTCAAGGCCAGCGGGTTCATCGCTCTCGGCTACGCGAGCGAGGACGGCACGGAGATCACACCGAAGATCGAAACTGAGGAACTCTCGGTCTGGCAGGCCAGCGTCCCCGTACTCCGATACGTGAAGAGCGCGGCCTTCCAGGTCAAGACGACCTTGATGCAGGTCAACGACGCCACCACCCGCCTCTTCTACGGCGCGGAGTGGGTCAAGGTGCCCGGCAAGAACGGCCGTGACCAGTACCGCCTCGACATCTCGTCCAACCCGGACCTCGCGGAGATCTCTCTCGTCGTCGACTGGTCGGACGACGCGGCGAAGTACCGCGCCGTGATCGGCCGGGCCATGGTCTCCGACCGTGGATCGATCTCTCTGACCCGGACCAAGAATCAGTCCTACGAGCTCACCCTCGACGCGCTCGACAGTGACGGCACGCTCGGCTACCTCCTCACCGATGACCCGTCTGTCGCCCCGGTCGCCAACGTCCTGTTCTCCAGCAACACCGTGGAAGCAGGCGACGAAGTCACCCTCAGCGGTGCCGGATTCGACAAGGACGCCGCCCTCCTGGGCGAGGCGGCCTGAACCAAGGAGGGCTGAACATGCCGAAGAAGATCACCGTCATGAACGCTGACCTCCAGGCCGTCACCGGCATCACGGTCAGCATCGACAACAACAAGACGGACTCCGAGGGCAAGGTGTCCGGCACCGTCGCCGTCGCCGACTCCGTCGCGGCAGGCACATACACGATCACGGTCTCCGAGACCGAGGACTCCAAGGTCCACGCCAGTGCGACGCTCACGGTCACGGCGAAGCCGACCCCTAAGTTGACCGTTTCGCCTGCCACCGCCGCGGCGGGTGGCGAGGCGGTTTCCCTGGCCGGCACCGGCTTTCACGCCTCGGTAGACGTCACGGCCGAGTCCGCCACGGTCGTCTGACTTATTGATCCAAAGCCTTCCGGGGCTGGCTCTAACCGCCCCGGCCTCTCTCTTCCCCTCTCGCCCTTCCCCCCTGCCTTCGGAGCATCGCCATGGCTACCAACACCGCTAAGAAGTCCTCGACCGCCAAGAAGGCGGAGGCCACCGACAAGCCGACCACCTTCGACTTCTACGACCTCGAGTTCACCATCCCGTCGGCGAAGAAGCTGCCGATGGACATCCTTGAGGCGATCGAGGACGACCGCGGCGAAGTCGTGATCATTCGCTCGATCGTCGGGCCGGAACAGTGGGCGACGTTCAAGAGCCTCTCTCCGACCATCGAGGACTTTGAAGGGTTCGCGGAGCAGGTAGCCGAGGCGGCAGGCTTCGGCAGCTCGGGAAACTGATCAGAACCCTCACCGTGGTGAGGGACTACAGCGACGAACTCGAAGCCGACCTGCTCGACGTCTTCGGTCTCGACCTCTTGGACCTGTGGACTGGGCGGCTATCGCTCCGTCGCCTGCACGTACTCATCTCCTCCCTCCTTGCCCGGCAGGGCTCAGGCGCGCTGGTCGCCGCCGTCGACGAGTCGGCCATCTGGTCGCACGAGGCACACATCCTGGCGCGTATCTCCGATGCCCTTGAGGCCGCCAACTGGCTCTACATCCAGGCGAATTCAAGCGAGGAGAACGCTCTCGACCCGCCTGAGCCGATGTGGCGGCCCGGCATTCCCGCACCGGCAGCGGCCCCGAAGGCGATGGCCTCGGGTGCCGAGCTCGCCGCCTGGTTTGGAGAGATGAACTCGCTCTAGATCAAGGACAGTTGTTGGCTCGCGAAGATCCCGGTATCCCCGTAGCACGGGCCAAGGTTCCCGTCTCTCCCACGCTCGACCAGAGCGACGCCCGGCGGATGCAGGAGCAGACCGTCCGGGCCGTTGGCCGTACCGCTGACGAGGCAGGCCGCGCATTTGAACGCGGGTTCGTGCCCAAGGTCAGCGCCGCCCTTGAAGGCATGGCGACCGAATCGGCAGAGGCCGGGAAGAGGTCCGAGGCCGCCCTCAAGGGCGCAGCCACCCGGGCCGCGAAGGCGCAGGCACGGGCGATCGACTGGGTTGTCCAGAAGGAGGGCGAAGGCGCGGCGGCCGTCGTACGTCTCGCGTTCAAGGCGGCCGACGAAAAGCACCAGGCGCTCAAGGGCCTGGCCTCCCGGCACAAGCGGGTCCTGTCCACGATGGGCCTGGACGAAGAAGTCGCCGTCAAGTCCATGGTCCGCGCGTCCCAGCTCGGAGAGGCACGCAAGCAGGCAGCCTTCAAGGAGACCGGACTCCAGTACAAGGCGACTCTGCGGGAGAACCACACCGCCCTGAACGCGCACCTGCGCGAGGGGCTGCGCGACTACAAAGCGGCCAAGGCCCAGGAGATCTCTGCCGAGCGGGAGACGACGCTCGCCTACAAGGCCGAACTGTCCGAGCGGCTGGGCGCACTGCGCGCCGAGCTGGCCGCGACTACCCGCGCCCAAGAGGGCGCGATGGCCGCTCAGGCCGGCCTCGCTGCCACGGCCGCAAGCCGATGGCGCAAGGGCTCGCAGCAGATCGAGCACATGGGCACTCAGTCCGTGGAACTCGCCGGACTGCTCAGCCGGAACATCATCGTGCCTCTGGCCACCGCGGGCGGACTGGCCACCTCGTTCGGCATCAAGGCGACCGACTCGTTCGACAAGGCCGCCAACTCTTTGGGCGGGCTCGGCGTCTCCCTCGCGGCCACCAAGGAACTCCTCAACAACCTCCAGCAGTTCGCGATCAACAGCTCGTTCTCGCTGGAGGACATGAACGACTACGCGCCGCAGTACGTCCGGATTCTCACCTCCCACGGCACGAACCCGGACAAGGCGGCGCGGCAGTCCGAGGCTCTGATCAAGGCCATCGCGAACAACGCGGCCAAGGGCGGCATCACCGACCCCGAGAAGCTGGCCCGCGCGATGCAGCAGATCGCGTACATCCTCGACACCGACAAGCTCACGCTGCGCAATCTCAAGCCGTTCGAGAACGCCACCAACGTGAGCATGCAGCAGGTGGCGACCATGCTCGGCTACAAGGACAAGGCCGGGCCTGTCCGGGGCAAGGGGCAGCACTACACCCGCCGTGACGGTAAGTGGATCAAGGACAACGACGGCGCGTACGTCCAGGACGGCTTCAAGGGCGGCAAGCCTCGCTACATAGAGGACAAGGGGACAGGTAAGAGCCTGTCCGCGAGTGCCCAGCTCATGGCGGACATGACCAAGAGCCGGGCCCCGAGCGGTACGACCTTCATCGATGCGCTGATCCAATCCGGGGTCCAGATCGATGGCGCCGCGAAGAAGGCCCAGAACGCCACGGTCAAGGGCCGCCTCCAGGCGATGAAGGAGTCGTTCCAGCGGGACCTGATGGGCCTGTTCGCCAAGCGCGACAAGGACGGCAACTTCGAGGTCCGGCGCGACCCGGCCACGGGCATGCAGACGCATGTCAAGACCGAGCTGTACGAGAACGTCCTCAAGGCCCTCGACGGGGCCACGGAGCTGTGGAAGGACGTCTTTCCCGGGCTGAAGGTCGGCGCCAAGGCATTCGTCGACGGCCTGAACACCGTGATCGACATCGGCATTGGCACGGCCGAGTTCATCCGTGATCACCCGGCGCTGCAGGAGGCTCTCAAGACGGCGGTCTCCTTCACCGTCAAGGCTCTGCCTCTGCTGATCGCGTTCGGCGTCACGGCGAAGATCCTCGGCAAGTTCGGCAAGCTCCTCGGTGGAGTTGGCACGTCGGCGAAGCTGTTCGGCTCCATTCTCGGCAGCGCCGGCAAGGGCGTTATGGCGATCTCGCGTGGCGCCAAGCACGCGGTGAGCGGGGTGAAGTCCAGGCGGGAAAGCGGCTCCTTCCTCGACGGTTATCGGGCCTCTCGCTCTCGGTCAGCGGCTGCGCGTGAGGACGGTTGGGGCTGGAGCAATCGGCTTCGCGGTCAGCGCGACAACGCTCGTCGACGCTGGGGTGCAAGCCGGTTCGACACCGTGCGCGGGTACACCCGTGCTGGTCTTCAGTACGGCTCGGGCGGGCTTATCGACTTCGACGAGCGCGATGCCCGTAGGCGGTCGAGGCGGGACTTCCGTACGCGTGATCGTGCCCTTCGGGCCCGGCGGGAGCGCACCCCGCAGACCGCCGACTACGCGACGGACCACGTGCGCACGGCACGGGAGATCCGCCAGAACCGGCAGCAGCAGCGTGATGCCCGGCGCTCTCCACGGCGTCGTGCACACGAGCGGTACTCCGCCGCGTTCGACGGCATATCCCGCTCCCGTGCCCGCGGTGACATCTCTGATGACGAGCGGGATTCTCTGGCCCGCCAGCTGCGCGGGGAGCGCGGACAAGAACGCCGGTCCCGGCGTCGTACCGCACGCCGTGCGGCGGGTGGTCACCTTCCTGCGGTTCCCATGCCGCAGGAAGAGCGGCTGAAGCTCGACGTCTCCGACGCAGAGAAGGCGATCAAGGCTCTCCAGGAGAAGATCAAGGCCCTGGATCTGGAGCTCAAGCGTGTTAACGAGGTGCGACTCCCGCATATCCAGGGGGAGTTCGACGGCTCCGCTCAGTCGATCTCGCACAGCGCGGTCAAGGCCCGCGAGGCCATCGACCACATCCGTTCCCTCGGCCTCACCCCGCTGAACAGCGCCGACCTCAACCAGATCCAAGGAAGGCTGTCCGGCGCCGAAGGGTCCTCGCTGGAGCACTCGGCATCGAAGGCCGAGACCGCCGCGAGGAAGATCAGGACGCGGGGCCTGGAGCCGCTCAACGGCGTCAATCTGGGCCAGGCGCAAGCTGAGTTGAATGGTGCGAAGTCCTCGCTCGGCTCCTCGGCATCCGGTGCCGCGCGCAAGGTGTCGTCTGCCCGATCTGCGATAACTGATCTTAATGAGCAGGCTTCGACGGCTCGCGTGCGCCGTCAGTTCGACGGGCCGAAGGACTCGCTGAAGGCGTCAGTCCAGGACTCCAAGGCGTCCGTTACCCGGCTCGCTTCGGCCATCCGCAATCTCAAGGACATCAGCCTTGAGACGATCAAGCGGAAGCTCAACGGCGCGGGAAGTCTGAAGTCGTCGGTCAACGACGTGAAGAACACGGTCGGGGTGCCGTCTGGGAAGTCCGGCCTCAACCCGGCGCTGAATAAGATCAATAGTGTCAGCTTCCGGTCCGCCGAGAAGAAGCTGAAGGACCTCAAGGACAAGGTCGACAAGGTCACCAAGGCGACCGACGGCCTGTCCAAGGCGCTCAAGGACGTCGATGACGCCACCGGTGGAGGCGGCGGGAAGTCCGGAGGCGGCAAGAAGAACGGCGGCGGGAAGAAGAAGCGCAGTGCTCCCGCTCCACGCGCCCGCGGCTACTCCTATACCGGTGTTCACGCCTCATTCGGCGGTGGGGCAATCGGCCCTTCCGCGGGCGCCGGCTCAGCGGGAAGCTCCGGCTTCATGGCCCGCTCGGCAGCAGCGCCTTTCGGGGGCATGTCCCTCATGGCCGCTCCGGCAATGGCCCGCAGTGCTGGCTCCTCCGGTGGTGGCGGGGGCGGCTTCTCCAGCCTCTTCGGCGGGGTGGACGAACTACGGCGGTTGCTCGACCTGTCGAGCCTTGCCCGTACGACGACCGCTGCTCTCGGCGTCGACAGGGCCACGACGGGCCTCGGTGCGATGGGGAAGAACCTTCGCGGCTGGGTCGGCTCCAAGGTCACCTGGGCGGGTCAGAGATTTTCCGGCCTGCCTGACGGTCTGACCGAGTGGTTCACCAAGAAGATGCCGTCCTGGCTGACCAAGCAGCCTGAAGGCGCCCCGTGGACTCAGCTCGCGGGACTGGCGACCGGCATGATCGCGCCGGTGGTGGGCGACGCCTTCATGTCGCAGGTGTACCACGGTCACGGCAACGTGGTCGGCCGGTCCAAGCGCATGGCTGGCGACATCTTCAGCCTCGACACCCTCGGCGAAGTCTTCGACAACCTGCAAGATCTGATCAAGGACGTCTGGAGCGGGGTCAAGGCACTCCTCAAGCTGGCCCTCCGGTTCATCACCGATCCGGGCGGGGTTCTCGGGGACCTGAAGGACTGGGCGACAGAGCAGTTCTCCGGCTTCGTCGGCATGTTCCGGGACTCCTGGGCAGCCGTGCAGGCCATCGCTTCGGACCCGTCCGAGTACGCCAAGGACGTCCTCGCCGACCTGCTCGCCGGGCTGAAAGACGCCCTGCCCAACCTCGATGGGCTGCTCGACTTCTCCAAGGGGTATGCCAACGGCGGAGTCGTTCCCGGGTACGCCCCGGGCCGTGACAGCGTGCACACGCTGGTCAGCCCGGGTGAATCGATCCTGCGCCCGGAGATCACACGCATGCTCGGCACCGATCAGATCGACGGCATGAATGCCGCCGCTCGTGGCGGCAACTTCAAGAGCCTGGCCGAGCTGATCGAGCGTATGTGGCGCACGCTGATTCAGCCCTCCTTCGTGAGCATGTCGCAGGAGGTCAGGACGGACCTCTCCCCGACCACGGAGAAGTTCAGGGCGACCTCGGTCGACACCTGGACGACGGTGGCCAAGACGGTGCAGTCGTCCTGGCAGACGACTATTCAGCCGTCGATGACGGCCTGGTCGACGCGCATACGCGGGGATCTCACGCAGTCCGAGCGGGAGTTCCTGGCCGCACATCAGACGGTGTGGTCGAACGCCGCTCAGCAGGTCAGCCGCTCCAAGACGTCGTCTCTGTCGTCGTTCGGTGCGCTGTCCTCGGGCGTCAACGGTCTCCGGGACACCTTCCGTTCCGCAGGCTCGGCGATTCAGTCGTCCTGGCGGGCGGCGATGTCCTATGTGGATTCCTCCACCAGGTCGACGGTCTCGGGACCGTACAACCGGGGCGTCGTGTCGATGACATCGGCGATGGCCTCGCTTGCCGGAGCATCCGCTCCTCTGCGGGTCCTGAAGTACGCCTTCGGCGGCGTGGTACCCGGCTATTCACCGGGGAATGACACGGTGCCGGCCGTACTGAGTCCCGGCGAGGGAATCCTCCGCCCGGAGGTCGTCAAGGCCCTCGGCGCGAACACGATCCACGAATGGAACCGTGCCGCCCGCCTGGGCGGGAATACCTTCGCCAACGGCGGGGTCGTCAAGCCGCTCGGCTGGAAGTCCCAGACCGGCGCCGAGTGGGTGGATGCCCATAAGAACGACCCCTTCGACGGGTACGCCGATGCGATCTCGCGCGGCTGGTCGCAGAACATCGCGGCCATGACCAAGGCCCTGCGCGATGCCTTCGGCACCATGGGTGGCCTGAACGCCGGGACCGTGGATCATTTCAAGTCGTCCATCGTCCGCTGGGGCAAGTACCTCGATGACCATGTGGGCGGCGCGTCGGCTGCCGTGAAGTCGGCACAGGGCGAGCTCGGCTACACCGAGACCGGCCCCAACCTCGTCAAGTACAACCAGTTCAACGGCGAGGAATGGTGCGCGGACTTCATCAGTTGGGTGGTCGACAAGGCCGGGGCGAACTCCTCGTACTGGAACAGCCCGAAGGGCACGCCCGGCAACCGATGGCCATCCGTATCGACCTGGAACGCGGAGGCCGCGGGCTCGCGCATCTCCGCGTCTCAGGCCCGCTCCGGCGACATCGTGACCTTCCGAAACGGCGGTCATATCGGCCTGGTCGAGTCCGTCGCCAACGGTGTCCTGCACACCATCGAGGGCAACGTCGGCCCGACGGTGAGGCGGCTGACCCGCTCCATGTCGGATCCGGATCACGTCTTCCGTGCGCGGGGCGGCATCGCCAAGGGCGAGAGCTTCTCCGGCTGGCCCGGCGCGTACGCGAAGGACGTGGCGATCCCGGATGCGGGCGGCCTCGACGGCGGCACCCCGGCCCAGAACAAGGCCGTCGCCAAGCAGTTGCTCAACCAGATGGGTTGGGGCTCCCAGTTCGGCGCGCTCGACCCCATGTGGACGCGGGAGTCCGGATGGAATCAGTTCGCCAAGAACCCGTCCTCGGGGGCCTACGGAATTCCGCAGAGCCTCCCGGCGAACAAGATGGCCTCGGCCGGACGCGACTGGCTGACCAACCCAGTCACCCAGGAACGATGGGGCCTGGGCTACATCAAGGACCGCTACGGCAGTCCCGAGAAGGCGTGGGACTTCTGGCGGCGCAACCACTGGTACGCCAGGGGTACCCGCTCAGCCTCCCCGGGCCTGGCCCTCGTCGGCGAGCAGGGCCCCGAGCTGGTCGAGATGCGGGGCGGTGAACGGGTGCACTCCGCGCCGGATACCGCCGCGCTCCTGGGCGGCCGGATGGTGACGGTCAATGTCACGGCCGCTCCGGATGTCCCGACCGAGGAAACGATCCTGCGGGCCCTGGATCGGGCGCACCTGATGCACGGCCTGTAAGGGCGAAGAGAGAAGCGGGGCCGGGAGATCACCAAGTCTCCCGGCCCCGCGTCGTACAGAGAGGTGGCCCTTGGGCGACTACCGGATCATCGTCCGCAACCAGCAGCTCGTGCCCGTCGGCCAGATAGACGATTACATCGAGTTCAACGCGGTGCTGAAGTTCTGTGACACCGGTCAGTGGACGCTCAAGATCCAGGCCGATCGGGCCAACACCCGGCTGCTTCAGCCTGGTTGCGGCATCCTCGTCTACCGCGAAGGCGTGGCCCGGCCGATCCTGTCCGGGCCCGTGCATGGCATTCAGAAGTACTGGACGGTCGACACCGACAGCGGTCCTGGCGCTCTGTTCATCACCGGCGCGGACGACAACCACATCGTTGCCTCGCACGTCGTCTACCCGGATCCCCGGAACGCGGTCGACCAGCAGAGCAGGGCGAGTGACGCAGCTTCGGACCGCGAAGCGTCGTACGGCCTGGAGACGTTGATCGACTTCAATGCCGGGACACACGCCCGCACCGGCCGCAGGCCCAGCGGCTACGTCACGCCGGACGGCGTCACCGTGCCCTACAGCAAGTGGGGGCCAAAGACTCCGTTCTCCTACCGCTTCGAGAACCTGCGGGACGCGGTGCGACCGCTGGCGGAGGCTGGCGGGATCGGATGGCGGAACATCTACGATCCCGAGTCCCGCTCGATTCGCCTGGAGACCTTCCGGGTCGAGGACCGTACCGGCACCGTGCGGTTCAGCCCGGACCTGGGGAACCTGAAGCAGTACGTGTACTCCCTGACCGCCCCCAAGGTGACGAGGGCGATCGTCGCCGCGCAGGGTGAGGGCAAGGACCGCTTCATCAAGGAGTACGTCGACAAGGACGCCGAAGCCTTCTGGTCGATCGTCGCCGAGCAGTTCGTTGATGCCCGCGACATCCCGCTGAAGAGGGGCAAGGACGGCAAGCCCACTCTCGCCGCTGAGGTCGAGGCCGGGACCACGGTGCAGACCGCGCTAGCCACCATGGACCAGCGCGGCCAGGCCGCCCTTGCCGAGGGGCAGCAGAGCGGCAACATGCAGGTCTATCCGATCGACACCCCGTCCTGCACCTTCGGCCTGCACTGGTGGCTGGGCGACAAGGTGACCTGCGTCGTCGACGGCGAAGTGCACCAGGACATCGTCCGCCAGGTCACGATCTCCGACTCGGCGGAGGGCTCGACCATCACGCCGAACATCGGCAATCAGGGCACCGACACCCCGACCAACGTCTTCGGGGAGATCCGCCGCCTATGGGCGAAGGTCAACCAGCTCAGCACCAGGATGTGACGCATTGCCGATCCCCGCGACCTACAACTACACACCCAGCGGCGAGGACCGGACCGAAGTCGACTACGCGCCCGTTCGATGGCCTCGGACGTTCGTGACGTGGACCGGAACCAACGGCGACATCATCCCGTTGACCGGCGATATCTCCGGCCGTATCGAGCCCGCCGGCATCGCGATATCCAAGGGTCCGGCGGGCCTGGGAATGCCCACCTTCGACCTCAAGCACGACCAGCTCCCCAACATGGACGGCGGCCTCTTCCGCTCCTCGCGTGCCACGACCCGCGACATCACCATTCCCCTGGTGATCCGGGGAATCGACCGCACCAGCACCATCAAGATGCACAACAGGCTCATGCGGGCACTCAACCCGAACAACGGGCCCGGCTGGCTCACCGCGCTGGAAGGCGACGGCATTGCCCGCCACCTCGAGTGCTACTACGTGTCCGGAGCCGAAGGGTCCGACTCCGACGACTCGACGAGCGCCACCCTGGTCAAGTACCCCCTCGTCCTGCGGGCCATGGACCCGTATTGGTACTCCAACGCCGAGCGGCAATACGACTGGCACCTCGACCAGGGAGCGGCCCGCCCGTTCCTGTCCAATGACAGCGGCGGATATCCCGACTTCTTTCCCCTGCGGATCAGCGCGGCGTCGTTCAGCCCCGAGGGCCTGGTCGAGGTCGTCAACGACAGCTCTGTCCAAGCCTGGCCAACCTGGTCGTGCCTCGGCTCGGCGACGGCGCTCAGACTGGAGAACGTCACCACGGGCAAGGTCTTCGCGATGCGCGACGACTACACCCTGCCCACGTCCAAGTCGCTGTCCATCGACACGACGCCCGGCGTCAAGACCGTCACCTTCCAAGACGGTACGAACCTGTGGCCGCGTATGAGAGCCGACTCGGCTCTGTGGCCGCTGCGCCCCGGCAAGAACCTGATCAAGGTCACCGCGAGCGGGGTCAACGCGAACACCCTGGTCCGCCTGCACTACGTCCCCCGCTACCTCTCCTACGTCGGTGGCTGACGAAAGGAAATCCTTGGAGACCTCCTGGCCCTTCGACAAGGGCGACGGGCAGCACGTCGACCCCCCGCGGTGGCAGTCCCTCATGGCCCCCGGGACTCCGAGCGGAGTCGTCGGCCGCTGGGGCGACAACGCGCTGTCGGTATCCGTCTCCTCCTCACAGGTCGGCGCGGTCGACATCGCTCCGGGCCGCGCGCTCATTCGCGGCTTCGCCTACAAGGCGGACCAGCCCGTCACGCTGGCTCTGAACGTGCAGACCGAGAAGAACCCGCGCGTGGACCTGGTGGTCATCGAGCTCGATATGGCCAGCGGCAAGGCCGCAGCGAAGATCCTCAAAGGCCAGCCCGCCCCGACTCCAGTCCCGCCCGGGGTGCGGCAGATCGACGGCGGTATCTGGCAGTACCCGCTTGCCCAGATCACCGTGCGCCGCTCTCAGACGGCCGTCGAATCCATCCGTGACGTGCGGACGCTCTTCGACTCCGGGCGTCCTCCGGCGGTGGGCGACACCTACGTGCCGACCAACCCGACGCCGGGTGATCTCGCCTACTACAAGAGCCGCAGCACCGGCGCCGAAGAGCTGCACATGTACGCGGCCAATGGCGGCTGGTCCATCGCGGCCTCGCTGGGAAAGTCCCGGCCGTACTCGCCCAAGTTGGGCTGGAGCGGCGGCCGTTACAGCGCGAAGGGCCACTATCAGTGGATCAGCTCGAACACCATGTGGTTCACCGCCAACGTGACGAACACGAGCGGCAAGACATGGGCCGGGCACCAGATGAACGTCAGCCTGCCGACCAAGAGTAGGGGCGGCCTGTGGCAGGTGGCCACCTGCACGCTCTACAACAACGACGGCGGCAAGACCCCGTATGAGGGCATGCCCAACTACCTGATCGGCACCGCATATATCCATGGCGGTTCGACCTGTCAGCCCGTCTTGCAGACGTACCACAGCGCCATCAACGGAGGCGACTGGTGGGAGAGGTTCCCCAAGGGCTCCACCATGATCGTCACCGGGACCTACGAGGCCGACTACTTCCATGAGGGGAATGCCTGATGGCCCGCTATCTCTTCGGCGGCACCACCGACACCGCAGCAGAGACAGGAACCGGCGCCCGGCTGCCCAACGCCACCGGCACAGTGTGGAATTCGGGAGCCGAAGACGCCGAGCAGCTCACCGACCTCGTCGACTTCAACGGCAACCCGATGTCGATGCTGACCGCCGACGCCAACGGCATGGTGCCCGCCTTCTACGGACCGGACGGCCTGCGATATCTGTGGGTCGACTTCGGTGCCGGGAAGTACATGATGCTGCCGACCGACACGGTCAGCAGGCTCGACGAACACGTGCAGGGCGCGGATCCACACGGAGATCGCAACTACGCCGACGACCTCTTCGACCGCGCTTTGCCGATGGCCGGCGCGCGCGTCCAGTCCGAGGAAGGCCGCAACTGGCTGACCGTCCAGGTGCCCGGCGATGGCGGAGACGGCAAGGGCAGCGTCGTGCGCCTTACCGATGGATCGACGGCGTACACCCGTCTCCTCAACCACGGTGCGCTCTACATCGACACCGTGGGAACGCACACGCCCCTCGCGATCGGTGCTCCGCTCACCGCGGCCGGGAATTTCATCACCTGCCACAACGGGCGGGCGACCGCCTTCTCGGACGGCTCGGCGTTCACCGTCAAGGCGGACGGCAGCGTCATCTCCACCGGCACCGTCTCCGCGAAGAACATCGGCGGCGCGAGAGTCTTCTCCGGGCCGACCCCGCCGGACAATCCACAGGTTGGGGATGTGTGGGTGCAGTTTGGCTGACGACAACCGCGTACTCGTCTGGGACGGCCAACAGTGGGCAGAGGGCGCCAGGCGGGTCTGGAGCGGTACAGAGTGGCGGCTGAACCCCGGCTTCGCGGTCTGGGACGGCTCCGCCTGGGCGTGGAAGACGCCCGAACCGGTCGAGTTCCCGCCCTACGCCTACGGCACCAAGGGATCGTTCACCAAGGTCGATACCGCCACCCTGCGCCTGCCCGACCAGATACGGCTCGGGGACACCGTGGTGTCCATCTGCGCCTCGTACGGAGAAAGCCCTCCGATCCCGCGCATGATGGCAGCGGAGAGCGAAGTCGAGTACGACCCGCTGCGCGCTGTTTACGCGGCCTCGCTCGACCCGACCAAGCTGCACCTGAAGGTGTCGATGTTCCAGTGGGCCCCGAGCAAGGGCCCCTCGGTCTCCTGGCGGGTATCCGGGCAGAAGGATACGAACGCCGTGGTCATGAACCTTGTCTACCGGCAGGTCGACAGCAGCAGGCTCCCGGCCGAACCGATCGTCGACTACCGCACGGCGATGAACGTCGACCGCCTCGATCTCCAGCCCGGCACCGACTACCAGTCCTTGTACGTGGCGGTCGCGCTCTCGCGCGAACTCACCGGCAACCGGTGGCCCGAGGGCTTCACCTCACCCCGTGAGGAGTTCGGCCAGTTCGGCGACCTTCAGGTCCACATGATGACCGCGAACACCGTGGGCGCCCCTTCTTCTCCGGGCACTTTGCAGCTCGATGCCACCGTGCCCCAGCTCGCCGTCGCCCTCATCACCATCCCGGGCAAGGCCCACCCCGACGGACACGGGGTGTGGATCCTCGGCGACCAATCAGCATCCGTTCTCGGCAAGACCACGTACTTGGAGTGATCAATGGCCGTACCGGCGTTGGGCAGTTGGGCACAGCGCGAAGTGATCACGGCCAGCAAGCTCAATGGGCAGATCCGCGCTCCCCAGATCTATCTATCCAACTCTCCCCGCCTGAGCTGTCGTGGCGTCGCGCCCGGACAGACCGTTCCCAAGGGCAAGAAGACGTACGTCCGGTGGACCCCGCCCGCGCTGAACGCGGGCTTCAAGGCTGATGCCTCAGCCCAGTGGTTCACCGTCCCGGACAGCGGCATTTACGTCCTGTCCGCATCGTTGACCGCCAAGCCCGGTGCGGTACAGGAGGCAGGCGACGGGCTCATGCTCTACATCTACACGCGGACGGCCAATGGCACACAGACGAGTGTCGCCACCGTCCGCGAGGTGATTCAGCAGCCCAAGGGCATTCAGATCGCCTCCGTCTGCACCGTCGCCCATCTCCAGGCAGGCGAGTCCATAGGCGTGGCCGCCTATCTCGACTCCGGCTCCAAGAGCCCGTCCTTCGCCCTACAGACCGGCGCGTGGGAGGGGCTCTTCAGCGCCTTCATGGTCGGCCCCGGCGCGACCTCGATGACAAGCCCCATTGCGTTGCCCGCTCCTATCGAGGACTGGACGGACGACTCGCCCATCACGCCGGCCACGATGAATGCCCGTGTCACTCGGCCTCTCCAGGCGCTCTACAGCCCGCCCCGCTTCATCTGCCGAGCTGTCACTCCCTACAGCTCGCCCTCGGGTAAGCGGCGGCTCATCCCCTGGAAAGCATCCGCGTTCGAGCAATGTGGGGGCTGGACGCTGAGCAAGGACGGCACCGCCTTCACGGCCCCACTGCCAGGCGTCTACCTGCTGGCCTTCTTCACGTCCGTCAGGCGCGGCGGACCGGCAGGACCGTTCGGCTCCTTCCAGTCCAACGTTCTGCACAACGGGAAAGTCGTCTCGCTGCACCAGCGACAGAACACCCGCGCCGACTATGGATCGTCCATCGCTGCAACGGAGTTGGTGTTCCTGAACGCCGGGGACACCGTTTCTACTGATTTTATGGGCACCGGCACAGGACTCACCTGGCAGAACTCCGGAGGAGGCTCGGCCGAGATCTGGGACACCCTCGCTGCGGTCATGCTCGCCCCATCAGCCACCAGCATGAAGGGGTGACCAATGGACTTCCCCGAGTGGAAGTCACGCGATCTCGCAGACGCCTCGAAGATGAATACCCGCGTCCGAGATACCGCTAAGCGACTCTCCAACCCTGTCCGGATATCCGTGTCAGGGATCAGTAAGATAAGTAGCATTCCCGGTAGCGGTGCTCGCACCACCCTCAAGTGGGACTCGGTCGAGCAATACGGCGGCTGGACCTCCACCAACACGGAGTTCACCGTCCCCGCGGCCGGGTTCTACTTCCTCACCGCGGACCTCACCGCTCTCTCTCCCAAGAGCGCGACGCCCCCACCTGCCCTCCAGTTCTCCGCGATGGCCACCGAGGCCGACGGCACTGGGCACGAGTGGTTCCGCTCCTACAACTCCACGATCGTCCCTGGCACGTACGTCACTCTCTCCCTGCGCGGCATCGCCTACGCAGGCCAAGGGGACCGCATATCGCTCACGGCCAGCACCCGCCCCGGAACAGGAGCATGGGAAATCTCGCCCGGCTCGCACACCTCCGGGCAGATGAACAACGTCTCGGCCATCCTCATCGCCCCGGGCGCCACGCACTACTGAAGGCACCACCATGCCCGACGACAACGACGCGCTGGTGACCATCACCGCGCGAGACATCTATGGCGAACTCAGAACCTTGTCCATCGAGGTTCAGCGCATCGGACAAATCATGGACAGCAACGCGTCACGGCTCGACGACCACGAAACCCGCATCCGGGGAGTGGAGAAATGGAAGTACGCCATCTCTGCTTCCGTCGTCACCTCGACGGCGTCGGTCATCGTCGCTCTCATTCAGATGACCCGTAACTAACACACGACTGCACCCGCACGGCTCGCCTTCGGCGGGCCTTTTTTCATGCCCAAATCCAAGGAGAAACGTGGCTGGAGCAAAGGACATCATCCGCATAGCGAAGGCGGAGAACGGCTACCGGGAGGGCCGCAGCGGCGGCCACTGGAACAACAAGCAGAAGTATTCCGGCGCCGTCCCGGGCCTGGAGTGGTCCGACTATCAGGCATGGTGCGCCACGTTCGTCTCGTGGGTCGCGATGCAGGCCGGCCTCGCCTCTCTCTATCCGCGAACTGCCTCCTGCGCGACGGGAGTCAACTGGTTCCGGCAGCGCGAACGATTCACCGACTACCCGGTGCTCGGCGGCCAGGTCTTCTACGGGAGCGGCGGCGGCACGCACACCGGCATCGTCTACCGGTACACGCGGGACTACGTCTTCACCATCGAAGGCAACACCAACGACTCCGGCTCTGCCGAGGGTGACGGTGTCTACCTGAAGAAGCGCCCGCGGAAGTCGAGCTACATCTACGGCTACGGCATCCCGGACTTCGCCGAGGGTGTGGTGCTGGCCGATCCGCGCTGGAAGGGCCGTAAGGGCGTCGTCTACTTCGGCCAGGAGGCGAGCGAGGCCGACCTCCCCAAGGGCGGCAGCACCACCTCCCCGCCCGCGACGAAGCCCGTCATCATCGATGGCAAGGGCTACGGCCCCGGAGCCAAGGGCGACCACATCACCGAGCTCGGCCGCATGCTTGTCCGCGCGGGCTGCTCCGCCTACACCGAGGGCCCCGGCCCGGACTGGACGAGCGCGGACACCGAAAGCATGCGCCGCTACCAGCTCAAGATCGGCGATACCGGCGTGGACGCGAACGGCATCCCCGGCCCGAAGCAGCTTGCCCGCCTCCGGCGCGAGCACGGGCAGCACATCCACGTCGTGAAGTCCGGCGACACCTTGTCCGGCATCGCCGCGAAGTACAAGACCAGCGTCGCGGCGCTGATGAAGGCGAACAAGCAGATCAAGAACGCAGATGAGATCGACCAGGGCCAGCAGATCACCATCCCCTAAGGAGGGCCCCATGGCCCGTGCCGCTCGACGCGGCAAGCACGCCTCCGCGAGGACTCGCGGCCTGGTCGACTTCGCCCGCGAGCATCCCGCCCGCCTCTACTCGGTCGCAGCCTCCGGCCTGACCCTGGTCGCGATCTACGTCCCCGGCCTCCCTCAAGACGCTCTCCTGGCTCTTCTGGCTGCCCTGCTCTGGGGCGGCGACGTCGTACAGCGGACGGAGAACGGCAAGACCCTCGCTGCCGGGATGCCCCGCGCGGACGAGTCGGAGCTCCGAAGCTGAAGCCGGTCCTCCACCCCGAATGCCCCCAAGTCACCTGCAAACTGCGGTGGCTTGGGGGCCTCTTTGTGTTTGGGCTGTCGAGTCCTAGCTGTCAGTCGGGCGCCTGGCCTCCGTCTGTGTCAGAAGGCCCGTGATCCTGGGGGCGGTACTCATCGGCGCCGTGCTCCTGGTCGTACGCGTCGACCAGCCATTGGGGCAGGCGCCCGCGCTCGCCCACGAAGTAGCCCTGCGCCCTCGCCCACTTGCGGATACGTCCCGGCCGGTTGGCATCCCAGAACGATCGGGCGTTGTCCTCGGCCAGCCGCTTATACAGCGCCTGGCGATTTCTCTCCTGCGTCTGTTCTATCTCGGCCAGTCGGTCTTGCCCCGCCTTCCAGGATTCATAGGCACGGTATTCGGGAGGGGTGACAGGCGAGTCGTCGTCTGCGCTGACGAGTCCTGTGGCAACCGTGTACGCGCGGACATCAGCCGGATCAGGAGCGCGGCTCGGCAGACGGTAGACGCGGACCGGTGGTCCTGCTCCGTCGCGCTCAAGGCTGCCGAGGAGTGCGCCCTTGTATTCCATGGCGAGCAGGTCGCGAGCGGTGCAGCCTGCGGCCCGGAGCAGTGCCGTACTCCGCAAGGGTGTGCCGCTCTCTTCGAGGGCGCGGATAACTGCGGCCTGCGTCGCCTCGTCACACATGGTCGAGCACCGCCAGGCAGTACCAGCAGAACACGGTGAGCCCGTGCTCCGCCTCCTTCGGGATGCGCTCGGACGGGCCCCAGGCATCCACGGCGGCTATCGCTGGCCAGTCCCTCTCTTCCGCGCACGGCCGGCATGCCTGTACGCGCCCGACGATGCTGCTCGGCCACTCCCAATAGTTCTCGCTAGGCACCCTGGTCCTCCTGGTCCCAGCGGGCCAGCAGTTCGCCGATCTGCTTGTGCAGGTCGCGTGTCGTGACCTCGTCCATCTCCCATGTCTCGGTCATCCTGCTGCCTCTCAGGTAGTTGGTGATGCGTGCCTTCCGTGCGTCACGCGGTGACTGGAAGAACTCGGTGTCGTCGATGAACACCCGTGCTCCTTTCTTCCGGCCGCCCTCATAGGTGGCCACGACAAAGGGCGCGACCACCACGTCAGGTGGCCGCGCCCTCCATCGGGGCGAACTATGCAGCTATTCGTTCAGCACGCCCTTACGACGTCCTCGCGTCTTCACGTGCTACGTCCAGGACAGGCCGATACAGCCGCTGATCCGCGTCACGGCCTGCTTGATACGCGCTCTCCTCATGCGACCTTCGGAATTCCCTCCGGCAGTCATCGCACATGAACTCTTCGCCGTCCGGCGTTCGGGTCAGTGGCCCTCGCCTCTTCTGCGCATCCACGCACGGTGAGCAGAGACCAGACTCCTTCGATATGACGTGTTCAGTGTGGATATTCGTATGACGCATCCAGCAGCCACGGCATAGCCCGCCGCCCCGGACGTGCTCATACATGGTGACCGTTCCACCAGTCACGGTATAGACCGACTGGACGAAGGCATGGTCATACCCCGCTGCCATTTGCATCGCAGCGAACCAGCCGACATCCCAGAAGATCGATGTGCGCTCCCACATTCCGCAGGTTCCATCGTGGTCTTGTGCCTCCGACCCCTCGATTCGGCAGGCCCACACTTCATATTTCCAAGTCGCCATACACCTATCTCTCTTCCTGCTGCCTCGGATAGGCAGCCATGACGAAGGGCGTAACCACCAACCGGCGGTCACGCCCTCCATCAAGGCGAACTATTCGGTTACTGCTCCTTGTCGTACGCCGACATATCTACGCCCGGGTTGGCCTGGCGATAGGCGACGACGACCTTCTCCGGAATGCGCCCGCGATCCGGGCACTCCCACCCGTTCTCGCTGGCCCAGAACCGAATCTTCTTCAGGAGGCGGCTCCGCTCCGGGTTGGTCCGCTTCTTCGGCTTGGGCGCGGGTGCCTGGGGCTTGTAGTAGTCGATCTCGCTGTTGGCGGCTGCCCGAGCGAGCAGTTCCCTTATCTCGTTGGCAGTGGACGAATGGGTGTCCAGCTTGAAGTCAATACCGTCGACGGAGAAGGAGAAATTCTTGTCGACCTCCTCTTCTGTGATCGGCCTGCCGGTCATGTCATCGGTGTAGTCCACGACCATGCGGGTCACGCTTGCCATGTTTCTCCTCATTCCCTTTTCTGCTACCTGTGCCAGTTGGCCAGGTATGGTGCCCGGCCGTGGATTTGCACCACGGCTGACCCTAGCTAGGCGGGCTGTGTCCTCTACTTCGTGGCGGCGGCCGTGGCCTTCTTCACTGGCTTACGGCGTGCCGGAGTCGACTTCTCAGCCTCCGGTCCGGACTCCTTTGCCTTTCCGTCACTGTCCTCAACAGGAAGTTTGGGCTGAGGCTCGCTCGCCTTTTCGGACGCGGGGATGAACTCAATCGCTGCCCGGAGAGTCTTGGCCTTCGTTTCCCAGAAGCCTCGCCCTGTGGCGGATCGGGTCCGCTCTGCGATGTGCTCCCAGCGGAGGATGGCCATTTCGGCATCGAGGATGCCGAGCTCCTGCTCTACAGCAGTCTTCTTTTCCGGGTCGACGACGAAGTCGTCTTCGTCCTCCCAGTCGTCGTCTTCTTGGTAGTTCTCGACGTCAAGCTCCGCTTCGGCGGGCTGCTCTGTGTTTGTGGCAGCCGCCTTGGGGGGAGCCTGGTTGATCTCCTTCCTGATCTCGTCAGCGCAGTTGTTGCAGTCCTGCCCCGACTCGTACTCGTCGACGGAAATCTCGTTCAGCGCCTGGAAGTTGGTCCTTGCGTTGTTACGCATCACGACACAGCTATCCAGGTCGACCTCCGAGGAGTGGACCTTTCCGTTCGGGGATTCGTACAGCATGTTTTCTCCAGCGTGAATCGATAGATGAGCCCGCCTAGTTGGCTAGGACGGGACGTAGGGAGGGGCTGCTAAGCGATGTTCAGCAGCGCGAGAAAGGGGTTCGGCTGTGCGGTTGCAGGCAGGACGGCCCCGCTGTTCCCCCGGATGTTCACGTCCAGGGGCTTGGGCAGGGAGTACTGCTTGACCGGTCGGCCGGGGCCGTCCTTGATGACCCGCAGGGCGATGAGCCCGCGGTTGTGCATGTCCTCCAGGTCGGCCGCATTCGCGCCCGATGCACGCTGGAGTACCGCCGAGCGCACCCCGCCGGGGTGAGCTTCGAGTTCGCGGAGAACCTTCTGCTCCGGCCCGGCCTTCTTGGAGCCCTTGCCGGGCCCTTGCTTGGTGAGGTCGAGTACCGTCCGTACGCTGTAGCGCACGAACGAGATCGCGGCCTCCATATGGGCCCGGGTGATGCGGTCGGTCGCCTCGGACGCGGCCAGGAGGGCCGCTACCCGATACGTGGACTCGGCCGTCCTGGAGACGAACACGCCCTGATGCTCTGGGGTGGAGGCGATCAAGATTGCCTCGGCCCGCCTCATGATCCAGTTCAGGTGATCCGCGCCCCTGGTGGGACGCATGATGTGCCGTCCTTCGGTCAGCCACTTGAAGGCGTCGACCAGCTCGCTCGTGTCCACCTCCGGCATGCGCCGGGTGCGGAGCAGCGGAACGCGCTTCAACGCCACGGGCAAGATCCTGTTGAACGAGCCGCCAGCGGCATCGTCGAAGCTGACGTACTTGCGCCAGTCCGACTGAGTGATGTGCGTGTGGAAGACCACCCGCGCACCACGCACCTCTTGCGGAACGTCGTTCTCGGACTTCTTCTTGGTCGTGTTGCGCAAGACCCGGCAGTCCCAGGCATTGCGCAACTTCGACGTGAACGAGGGGTCGCGGGCGGCCCTTTTCAGGATCTCCGTCCACTCCTCCTCGACCACCAGGACCCGCTTGTCCTCGACGCCGTACGCCTCCCCTGTCCGCACCATCTGCTGATACACATGGTCGACAAGGGCGGCGCCGGACGTGATTCCAGACGTCTCCCTGAGCCCGAGAATGTCTCCGATGGACTCGGCCATCACATGACGTGCCGCGTCCGTGGCGACGCCCTTACCCGTACCCGTACCGGCCACAAGGGCCGTGGACACGAGGGGACTTCGCCGCATGCCGGCATCGAGATACACCCTGTCGCTGATGGCCATTGACCACATGGACAGGCATGACGCATAGATGCCTACAGGATCCGTTTCCACGAATGGGGCGACCGCTTCCACAGCTCGACCTATCGGACCGTAGAAGACAACATCGTTTCCCATTTCACTCCTCCCCATCGATCACAGCGACGGAGGCGAACGCGCCCAATAGGAAGTCCCAAAAGGTCTTCGCATGGCGTGCGCACATGTATACCTCCGCTACGCTGCCGTGGGTCATCGAAAGCTGACCCACGACGCTTGCAGAATCGGTGCCCTCCAAAGCGCAGGGCCCGCATTTCGTCATGACCTATCTCCTCATTCCTCTCTCTGCCACCCGAAAAAGGCAGCATTGTGCCCCGCCTGGCATTTGCAACCAAGCTGATCCACCTAGGAGGGCTTCTACCTATTTAGCGAAGGTCCGCTGCGCGAAGTAGCGCGCGTTCGATGTTGGTGGGACAAATCCAGCCTGCCGCCATTCGGCCTCCCCGTAGGGGATCACCTCGGCAACGAACATTCCTTGTCCATTGCTATAGGAGATCGACATTCGCCCGGCCCATGCACCCGAAGTTATGAGGATGGCGCCAAGCTCAGGGCGTAGCCGGTACTCAATCCCGCGCCCTTTCAGCTCTGCCGCCATCTCGTTCAAGGGCTCAGCGGGATCGACGTCACGACCGTGATAGCGAACCCACATCAGTAGCTCCCTTGAAACTCGGACTCTTTCAAGCCGTCAATTATGGCCATGCCGACTTTGCCGACGAACATCGACGTACCGTCCTTGTCCGGTGCGGCGATCAGCACGAAATCCGTAGCAATCTTGTTCCACGAGTCACCTTTCCTTCGCATCTCGAACGCCTTTGGGGCGATCGCCACAAGAGCATCCTCTCGAAAGCTAAATGCGAAGGTATGCGTGATTGCACCGCTGGCCTCATACTTCTCCGTGACGGCCTTAGCGTGCTCGCGCGCTGTATTCAGGTCGAATACAGCGGTTGCACCACACTCGGCGCACGTGATGTCGCGCGGGTGTGATTCATACACGGGCTTCGCCTCGATCACGGGCTTCCCACATGCTGTGAGATGCCCTGACCAGGAGGCATGCACTTCTCCCGGAGTCAACTCACTCCAGGCCGTTTGCATATGCTTGAGATTTCCGTACCTCAAGTCGTCGTGATTCACTCTTCTCCTTCTTCTCTCGGTGTGGCCAAGGCAGGCCACAGTGCCCCTATCCGGAGTCGAACCGGTTCGCCTCCCCATAAGGGGTAGGGGCTGTTGGAAATGGTGGGGATCTACCGCCCGTGGATCACACGGCCGAACACGGCGTATTGAAGGATCAGGTCGGCGTGGTCGTGGTCGAGTTCGCGCACGATCGCAGCAGTGCGCTGCTTGCTCAGCTGCATCAGATCGACGACAGCACTGGCCGCACGGCAGTCCGCGGGCATGAGCGCACTGGCAGTGCGCAGCATCAGACGTACGTCGCCGGCATCGACTGTCACTGGGCCTAGCCAGTCCCAGCGGGGCCCCTCGGCCCGCAATTCGGCCTGCCAATACGTCGGGCCTTCAAGGTTCTCGACCTTGATCTGCCACCAGTACCAGAGGGACCCACGACAGAGGAGTTCGAGCAGCCCATCAGGGCCGAGCCCGAGGTCTCCTCCGTGGCGCGCACGGCGGTACATCGACTCCGTGCCCCATATGCAGTGCTCTGGCTCCAACTCCACGGCCTGGCCGAAGAGGTCGCCGTCGTTGCAGTACACCAGCGCCTCAAGGAGAGCTTGGGGGTCCGCATCGTGCGGACCCCACCACGCGCCCTCTCGGCACGCCTGGCAGTTCTCTGTGGTCTGGCCTGTGAAGACACGGGTCGCCCTCACGCTGCCTTCGTTGCTCCACTCAAGCCGTAGGAGACCGGCGTGGAGCACGTACCCGAAGGCGACGTTCTGGTATTTCATTCCTCTCCCATCTTTCTCACGCAGCCGAGTTGGCTGCCGCGCCCTAGGCGGGAATCGAACCCGCACATAGCCAGTTCAGTGCAGTGGCACTGATCTAGGGCTAACCTCGTTTCACCATTCGCGTTGTCGATGCCAGAGCACCGTTTGTGCGCATGGGTTGTCACCTACATAGGCTCGTCGTTCGGCTGCACGATTCGCTTTGGACTGTGTTTGGTATCCGTAAGCGATCGTCTGAAGCACCAGACAATGCTGTGCCGCCCTGATGGCTTCCAGCCTGTGGCGAAACACATAGGCTTGACTCAATACAGGGCCATTGGATCCCCAGTAAGCGGACACCTTGTACCCAGGCCCCGACTCTCGCGAGAGTTGGAATACGGTGTACCCGTAATTCGGATGACCCAGGTGCGCAACCATCTCGCGGGCAGTCTTGTGTACATGATCGACCTCACGCGCCTCCATCTTGGAAACGGTGAGATGAAACCCATGCTGACGTCTGCGAATAGCATCCGTGCGACTGACTTTCTTGCCGTACGTCCGCTTCAGGAGATGCCTATGCCAATACATCAGGCCCATCAGAGATCTCCGTGCTTGATGTAGAGACGTTCATGAATAATGAGCGTGCTCTGGTGCGGGTCGAGAACCAGGTCACTGTGAGCAACCAGGCTCCCGCAATGGCAACACTCGTACGGCTTGTACGGCCGGTACGCGAACATTCCCGTATTGCATTCAGAGCAAATTATGGGATTGATCGAAGACATCACTCTCTCCATTCCCTCTCAACTGGCAGCCTTTCGGTGCCATGGCTCCCCATGCCGGAATCGAACCGGTTGAGCGAGACCGTTCTCGCCACGGGGATTTATCTAACTCGTCCACTCAGGCTCTTCATGAGTGATATATGAAGCCTCGAAGATGCGGAGGTGATCCACCGATTCCTCAAAGCTGGACCACATACGCGTTGCCGCAACTCGACCGTCACGCCGGTATGCGATCGTGCGCACTTCTCCGTTATCGAGGAGCGCCATCGATCGGCTTTCCAGCACAGTCGACTTTCCAAGGATGAAACGCTTACGGCGGATGACCTTTGAAAGGATCACCGCGCCTGTTTCCCAATCCACCAAGAGATAGTCACCTATCCGTACAGACTTGAGTAATTCAGTAAAAGAAGGCACGCAGAAGCGGTCAGTACGACTCGACGTGGACCCCGCCACGAGGGCCGAGGGTCCAACGTTCCGACGGGTAGCCGGACACGCTCCACTTGCGGCCACTTCTCTCGGCCGGGTAGACGTCGAGGCTGCACTCAGCCGCTTCGACGCCCGGGTATGCGATAGCGCCCACGGGTGCACCGAGGCCGGCCCGCCCATCTCCGTCGAACTCGACCGAGCGGGCATCGTCGTCCCACGGGTACATCCCGGTGTCGGCGCGATGCCACAGGGCGGCCTTGGCGGCCCTTCTGGACGACCATGACTCCATGTCCGAGAACATGTCGCCAAGGCCGTATCCGGAGCCGCCATGCCACACAGCGAATACGCGAGACACAGGCTGAACCTCCCTCTCATCGACCGGAGCGTACAGACTTGAGTAATTGATCAAAAAATAAGTACACTCCGACCCCAATCTCTCCATTCGGGTTGCCCTATAGGCCAAAGGACTACAAGGGCAGCGCAAGAGACAGGACTGGCATAAGAGACATCCGCCGAAGCAGAAGGCTCTGACCTATCCCTCACACTGCACCGAAGTGCATAGAGAGAAAGAAAGAAATTGGAGAAAGGCACACGTGGACATAAATCCCGCTCAACGACCTGGACGCAGGTAGTCACTCTCAAGGGAGGCTAGTCAAGGTGCCGTGGCCTCGAAAGACGCACTTCACCTATCTGCCTGCGTGGGGTTTCGCATATGCAGGTACCCACGAGTGCCAAGCTACATTATTGAGTTCACAAGAAACAGATGCTTCCTTTGCGACGCTTCACTCAGGCAGCCTCGTACAGTGAAGTCACACGAGCACGGCTTGCCTATAGCCATGCCAATCACTGCGTCACAGGCCGATCCACGCCCCTCCGGGCATTTCTTCGGTACTGCAAGCTAATTAACCAAGCAGGTTCCATGCCCTTTCGGGTCTTTCCCCTGCTGGCTTCACCAGCCTATCACATTAGCGGGCCTTTTGAATTCCTCGGCATTCGCTCCGGATTTCGCCTTTCCCGCTTGGCGATGACTCGACTATAGCACCTTTGAACAGACTTGAGAAACCCTGATGAGGGAACCCGAAAAGCGACAGAATAGGGCCGCAAAGGGCCCGAACATTGAAGGCTAGGCGATCACTCATGGCGGCACTCTCATGCGGCGACAGAGGCGGCTAGGGGCATTCCTGGCGGCGTCTAGTGGTAAGCGCGTGCAATAGGGCAGATGCTCGCATTGGGTCAGCGATTCACGCCCCGACAAAACTCGGGCCAGCTCAAACCGCGACCGACTCAACTACTCAACCCGACAGCAGCGGCCCGCCATTCGCCACCCAAGGTTAGGTTAAGTAATTAGGTAACTCAATTATCCTCACCATGAATGATTTACTAAGTAGATCATTAGGTGGGGTAATGTTTCTCTATCTCAGTCGGAACCGCCAGCCGAGGCCCACCCTCCAGCGATGTACGTATCTGGCGGCTGGGAGTCACGGCTTACTTACTCAATTTGAGGTCGACGGGCAGCGAGGTACACCTTCAGCCGCTCCTCGAAGCCGTCGTCGGCATACGTGGTGATTAGTTCGTGCGCGGGGGCTGCAATCTGATAGCGCGTGGCCGCCGAATTAACAGCCCTATCGGGTTCATCCGGGTTTTGAATCACCAGGCCGGTTTCGATAAAGCGTCGAATCTGGCGTCGGAGTGTCTCTCTAGAATTCGCTGCGTACTCCTTCCGATAAAATCGACGCACCCATTCCGCGATATCACCGATTCGGGCCGTATCGGGTCCCTCGATTTGTTCCCAATGCTGGTCTGGGCCGAGCCGGAGCAAGCCGAGCAGCACGTATGCTGCATGCTCGCCAGCACGTAGACCGAACCCTAGTTTATGAAGGATTCGCTCTGCTTCCATTATTTTCTTATGGCGGAGATCTTCATATCGGTCAGGAATGTCAGGGTACGGGATTCCCTTCCGGGCCCTTACGCCAGAGGTCAGCGTGCCCATTATCCCAGGGGCCAGCTTTGCCGCATGCGAGGCCAGGGTTATGCACTCTAGTACGAGCTTATCTCTGGTCTCTCTATCATCGATGTGACCGTGTAGGGCCCCAATTACTGCTGTGCGGGCACGAAGCGTCTGGTCCGGTGAATGTATGTAGGCGTAAGGTCCAGTCAAGACATCAATGGCGCGGAATGGCGTGAATCCTGGGAGGCTTTTTGCGAGCGTTGCGCTACTGACCCGGCCAGTCAGCACGTGCAGCTGCTGGAATGCGATCATGAACTTGCGATCTGCTTCCAGCGCCGCCTTCTCTGCCCCTTCAAACGTCAAAGCGGGCCTCGGGTGGTGCGGGACCTCAGAGACGTCGGCACTAGCCACGCTGGCTTGAGCCTTTCGTCTCCGCTCCGTCCACTGGGCCACATCACCACCCCAGAGCTTCACCACGACTTCCAGAAGGTCACCGCTGGGGAGCTGGGCACCGCTTAGCCATGCGTAATAGGTAGAGCGCGTGATGCCTGCTGCTGCACACGTGGCGCCGAGCTTCCCGGCAGGTCCGGCCGCGTCCCGAAGGGCGTTCAGGTCGATGGCGAAGGCGTGGAGGGGGTCATTCGGGTTCAGTGCCTTCGGCCGTCGTCCCACGTCTCGCCCTCGTAGTCCTGCGTAGTCCGGAGTTGTCCTGTAGTCCAGAATCGTAGACCTTCCCCTGGCCTGCACAGATGCTGAACGTGTTCATCTCGGCTGTGTGCAACGGAGGTTCAGGTGGGGCTCTCGTTCGGAGTCAAGGTGCTGCTCGTCCTGGCGGCGGCGCTCCTTGCGATCATCGTGGCCATGGCGGCCGGGATATTGGCCCGGCTCGACGGAGCCCGGCTTGCCGCCTGCGTCATGCGGGGAGGAGCCACCTTCGGAGTCTCCCTGACGCTGCTGATCCTGGTCTTGAGCAGTCTCGGAGCCTTGGCTTGAGACAGCACAACGCCCCCCTTGCCGACTGGAAAGGGGGGCGTTGCCGGGTTCTCTACTTCGCCTTTTCGTACGCCTCGCGGACTGCGGCCGGCACGCGTCCGCGGTCGTTGACCTCGAAGCCGTTGTCCTTGGCCCAGGCGCGGATCGCCGCCGACTCATCCTTGCCGGAGGCTGCGGTCTTGGCCTTGCCCTTCGGCTTCCCGGCGCCGCGAATCCGGCGTGCGCCGTCAGCGTGGAGATAGGGATTCAAGATCGAAAGGAGCTTTTCGTAATTCTCGTCTGTGAGGTCGATTTCCACCCCAGCCCCATCGATGAGAATGCTGTGCGTGGAGATCTCTGCCGACTCTTCCCCGGTGAGGTCGTCCACATATGTCGTGATTACCTTCTGTGCCAT